TGATCGTCCAATTCCAACGGTACGAAAGGTAGAAATAGGAGATCATGTTTTGGAAAGTGAGTTGCAACCCCATCCTAACTTTCCAAATCAATTCAAATACCGTAGTGCTAACTGCCGTTGGTTTATCGAAACTGAGGGTAGAGTCGGAGATTTAATTCAACGTCAGGGTGTGGCTTGTCGCATACAAGACACAGATTGGCAAGTGGTTGACAAGTGGTAAATTAATATATAGGAAAAATATATAATGTTTAAAAGAGATTTAAATTTTAACTTTAATTACATCTGTGATTTTGATATTGCTAATATTAAAAATATTGTTCAAGACTTTAGACATGAATGGATGCTTGATGACCATAGGCAAAATTATTATGCCCAACATGTAGATACACATAGTTTAATCATAACTATGTTTCCTTTAATGTGGCAAGCAAATCATGGATACCAATATTATTCTATTTCAGATCCTACAAATAAACTGGAAAAAGTTATTAGGCCTATTATAGATTATTTAGAAAATCATTTTGATGGAAAAAATGGAAGGACTCTTCTTACAAAATTAAGAGCAAATGGAGGTATAATCCCTCCCCATGTAGATAATGGATATTATTTGCAGTCTGTCCATCGGTGCCATATTCCAATTATAACCAACGATCAAGTTGATTTTGTAGTTAACAAAGAAGTTATCAATATGAAAGTTGGACAATGTTATGAAATTAATAATAAAATCTTTCATGGAGTTAAAAATAATGGTACTGAGGATAGGGTTCATTTGATTGTAGATATTATTCCAAATCAAGCATTCGATAATTCTAATGGTTGACAAGTGGTAAAAATTCTGTTACAATAAATTGTTAGGTTAAATTAGTTCACACACACTTTAAGGAGAAATCATGAAAAGACTAATTATTGCTAGTGCCGTTCTTACTGTTTTAGTAGGTTGTTCAACTGTTGCACCGCAGGTGGCTAAGGAAACACCAGTTCCTAGTCCAACACCGGCAGTGACTAAAGACCAGCCTATTGCGGCCGCTGGCAAAGTTGAAAGTCCTATGACCATTGATTTGCCAAATTGGTATATCAAACCTCCTGCTTCTACTGAAGAGTACATTTATTTTGCTGGTACTGGTTACAGTTCCGATCTAGCAATGAGCCGTGAAAAGGCCTTGTTGGATAGTCAAATGAAATTAGCAGATACACTCAATGGTGCAATGAATGCTATGATCAAACAACAGAAGTCAGACTCGACTGGTTCAGTTGTTTCGGACAAGACCAGTATTACAGTTAAGAAAGTTATTGCCAATACTGTAATGACTGGTTACATGATTGAAGACACTAAGATCTTAAGTGAGAATCGTAACTACCGTACATTTATTCTAGTACGTTATCCAATTGGTGATGCTAATCGTTTGTTAAAGGCACAGATACAACAAAAACAAAGTCTGAATACATCATCAGATGACAGCCTACAAAAAGAATTGGACAAAGAAGTTGAGTCCAAGGCAGAGGTCCGCCCTATCAGTCAAACTAAAGTCACTGAGCAACTATTAGCAGTTGACAACGCAGAATACAATCAACGCCGTGCTGATACTCTTCAAAAACCTGGTGCTGTAGTCATACGTGAGACTGTACGTTAATAAAAAATTCCTATTACAGTCATAGAAATAATTATTTAAAAAACCTATTGTTACCCAGTAAATAATAGTGTATAATTATTACTAGACTTACACAGAAGGAGAACTTATGTCTATTACATTACAGAATCTTAAGAGTGCATTGGCCGGTGAGTCAATGGCTCATATCAAGTATCGCTACTTTGCTAAGATTGCCCGTGAGGAAGGATTTGAAGATGTTGCAAAACATTTTGAAGATACCGCCGATCAGGAAATCAAACATGCTTGGGGTCATTTGGAATTACTAATTGGCCGACCAACAACCAAAGAATGTTTAGAAAAAGCCATCGAAGGTGAAACTTACGAGTATACAGAAATGTATCCAAAGTTTGAAGAGCGTGCCAAAGCTGAACAAAATATTGAAGCTGTTAAAGAGTTTAACGAACAAGGTCGCGAATCTAATCTACATGCTCAGCAATTCAAAGCAGTATTAGCCAAAGCAGAGAAGCGTTTTGCCGCTCTACTCAAAGTAGAGAAGCGTCATGCAGAAGTATATCAACAAGTATTGGAGGCTCTATAATGAAACCAGAACATGTATGTGTGGTCTGTGGCCATGTCCACGAGGAGGCAATTGAAGGTGTGTGGGAAGAACTTCCAGATGATTTTACTTGCCCAGAATGCGGAGTAGGCAAAGAAGATTACGAAGTGGTTTAAATATCATTTTTATTATACAAAAGGGCCCTAGAGGCCCTTTTTTTGTATAAGTACTGTATGATTGAAATACTTTATACTTTAATAGTTACACATATAACTATCGTCTGCGTTACATTATTCCTGCACAGAGGACAAGCACATAGAGGAATTCAATTCCATCCTCTACTACAACATTTCATGCGTTTTTGGTTATGGCTAACCACTGGAATGATTACCCGTCAATGGGTCTCTATACATCGCAAACATCACAAGCACAGTGACAAGGAAGGAGATCCACACAGTCCCTACGTATTTGGTATTTGGCGTGTATTATTCGGTGGTGCATTGTTGTACAGTTATGCCGCCCGAGACAAGGCATTGATTGATCAGTTTGGAAAAGGCACTCCGGATGATTGGATTGAACGCAACCTGTATACTCCGCACAACTTTACCGGAATATCAATAATGTTATTGATTGATCTAGCATTGTTTGGACCCTGGGGTGCTGTAATTTGGGGCATCCAGATGATTTGGATACCGTTTTGGGCCGCAGGAGTAATCAATGGTTTAGCACATTGGATAGGATACAAAAATTATGATAGCGATAGTACCCCCAGGGTTAAGGATGGATCTCGTAACCTGTGTAATCTTGGTATTGTGATTGGTGGAGAAGAGCTACACAATAATCACCATGCTGACCCGTCTAATCCAAAGCTCAGTCATCGTTGGTTTGAGTTTGATATCGGTTGGATGTGGTTGAAGATATTTGAGTTTTTACGATTGGCAAAAATAAGATATTAAAGAGCTTGCTTTTTTCCTGGATTTACCATATAATAGTGTATAGACATACACACAGGAGAATCTATAATGTCAACTATTGAAAATACTATCCAATCATTATCTAACTATTGCAAACAAACCACAGGTGACTCTCAAACCTGGCAAGGTAATAAAGCTACCTACTCTTGGAATACAGGCAAGTATTCAGTAGATGGTACTCTTAACGGTGTTGTTCGTAAACTAGCAGTTATTGACCCTACAGGTAATCAAATCTGGGTAGTGGCAGGTAGTTTCAAAATTGCGCCTGATGGTACTATTTTGCGTTTTACAGGAATGCCAAAGAAAACACAGTTACTGATTGTTGCACATACTCCTGCATTGGTAAAGGTTTGACATGCCTTGGGTAGGCGTGTTAATATTATTGATGTTAGGCCACCTCGGTTGGGCTTTGGTCTTTTCTCTTATTATTCTTTTTTGGGATTAACAATTATGACAATGCATCTATTACCTCCAATGTATTCTACTACAGGCAAAAAGAAAGGCAAAGTAAAATTTGCATCTGCTGAAGCCAAACGCAAAGCTGAACAATTAGATCGAGAGTGGCGTGAAATACAAAAGAAGTGGGGAGTAGATGCTGAAACCAAAAAGCGTCAACGTGCCATGACCAGTGAAACTTTGTCTTATACTTTATCGGCTCCGCCCGGAAGAGGCAACACTGGCCATATCAAGAGTTTAAATACAGGGCACTTGGGACCTGTGTCTAGCAAACAAATTCCGAAATATTCAGGCACAAAAATTATCGGCATTGGTACGATGCATAAGTCCAATGCTGTTCCTATATTCAGCGACGAAGAAGCCGTTGCAATTTCTACAATGAGGCGTTGATGAGAATAATTTTAGTTTCAGGAGGGTTTGACCCCATACACAGCGGACATATCGCTTACTTCAAAGAAGCCCGAGCATTAGGCGACAAACTTATAGTCGGGCTCAACAGTGATGCTTGGCTTACTAAGAAAAAGGGCCGTGCGTTTATGCCCATCTGGGAGCGTGATGCAGTCATTCGAGAGTTGAAAATGGTAGATATGACTGTCTCAGTCACAGAGGATAAAGACGGTAGTTGCACACCATTTATCCGAGAAATATTAGATTTATTCCCTAACGATGAAATTGTCTTTGCCAACGGGGGAGATAGGACTGCTACTAATATTCCAGAAATGCAGATAACAGATCCTAGATTGAGTTTTATTTTCGGTGTAGGTGGTGAGGATAAAAAGAATTCCAGTCGATGGATTCTAGAAGAATGGAAGGCACCTAAAACTCAACGTCCGTGGGGTTACTATAGAGTGTTACATGAACAGGCCCATGAGGTTAAGGTCAAAGAACTAACTGTTGAACCTGGAAAACGTCTCAGTATGCAACGGCATGGTGATCGTGCTGAACATTGGTTTGTGGCCGAAGGTACTGCAACGGTGTTGACTATAGAAGATTCTAGTACCGATTATGAACTAGCCGGCATTTATAATAAATTTGATAATACACATATACATCGTAAAACATGGCATCAGCTCTGTAATGAAACTACATCAAGTTTAAAAATTATCGAGATACAGTATGGTGAGAATTGCGTTGAAGAAGATATTGAAAGAAAAGGTTAAGCATGACGAAGACACCATTAAGTGAAAAAATAATTGCCTATCTGGCGTTATTCAGCGGCTTATCAGTTTCAGCCGTAGCAGTATATTATTCGGTAGCAGGTCTTACTGCAATATTTTCTGCCGCAGTTATTCCTATTATAATTATGGGTGTTAGCCTTGAGATCAGTAAACTCATTGCCACTGTTTGGTTGAAACAAAATTGGAAAATTGCTCATTGGACAATTAAAACATATTTGTTAATCGCTGTTGCGTTATTGATGTTTATTACCAGCATGGGTATCTTTGGCTTTTTAAGTAAAGCTCACAATGATCAAAATCTTGTCAGTGGAGATGTCTCGGCTAAGATAGCTGTATATGATGAAAAGATAAAAGTAGAAAAGGAAAATATAGATGAAAATCGCAAGATCCTCAAACAACTTGATGAGGCCGTGGATCAAGTTATGGCACGCTCACAAGATGAAAAAGGTGCGGACAAGGCAGTTGCTATCCGTAAAGCCCAACAGAAAGATCGCGGTCGCATTAGCCAAGAGATTACTCAATCCCAAAAAACCATTGCTACTCTTAACGATGAGAGAGCGCCTATTGCGGCAGAGGTACGTAAGGTCGAGGCAGAGGTAGGACCTGTCAAATATATAGCGGCCTTTATATACGGCGCCAATCCAGACTCGTCGATTCTTGAACGAGCGGTCACTTGGATTATTATCCTCATTGTTATTGTCTTTGATCCACTTGCGGTCATACTGCTATTGGCTAGTCAGGTCAGTTTTCAAAAGTTTCGTGAACGTGAAACAGAATTAGATCCAATCCATTCGACCAGTGAGCATCATGATTTAGGTAAGAGTAGTATTGAAGACCATTTTGATGAAGTAGCGGAATCATTAACTGCGGCATATCCACAGGACAATGGGCCTATATCCAAAGAATATCTTGAGCATTTACAAGAAGAGGCACAGAAACCCACAGGTGCTGTTACAACATCGAGTACAATATTCCCAGAGTATACTTTTGGAGAAGAGATTCATGAAGAAGATGATTATCATCATCATCCATCTGATGTGCAGTTGTCTCCTGAAGAACCTGCCGTTGTTAAACCCCCGATGCCCATTCCGAAAAATATCGAAGCTAGAAACAAGGTTAAAATATTTCCAAATAAAAGTGTTATCATTCCACTTCCAGATGACTACGTACAAAATGAGGAACAATCACAAAGTAACCTTTGGTCAACTGCTACTACAGGTTCTGCGCCAATAACTCCTACGGAATATTTGCAATCTATTCGAGATAAGAAAGAATAAGATGTCGGGTAAAATAACGCTTATTACTCCTCCGGATTTTTACGAAAATTCAAATACCAGTGTCCTATTTGCACATATATCAGATGATGAACAAGAAGTAATCAGTCGCTGGTTAGCTAAATCTGATTTTGCCAATAACATAAACTTTTATGTTTATAGTGGAGAAGTAAATGTATCTTGGTTTTTATATGCCTTGAACCGTTGCGAGTATAAGTATATTAATATAGATTGTGTAAATTTTATTACACAGGCTCTAAGCGGTTATGCTCTAGGAAAAAGTGATACATACTATAAGACTACAGATACAAACTTATCAGCAGTTTATAGTCATATTAATGGAAACAGAGTTGACCGAGTAGAAGACTTTTTAGAGAGTATACTAGGTGCCAAAACAAGCCAGCCACAGTTGTGACTTTTGCGGAAAAAGCAAAGAAGATGTAGAAAAGCTAATAGTCGGAGATCATGCCGCAATATGCAATGATTGTATCGATTTATGTGTGGGAATATTAGTAGATGAGAAAGTTAAAAATTTCCCCACTGATAGACAAACTCTTAATCCTGCGGTCATCAAAGATTATCTAGATGAATATGTAATTGGTCAGGAAGATGCAAAAATAGTACTAAGTGTAGCAGTTAGTCAACACTTTAAACGTATCTATAATCCCAACAAAGATATCAAACTTGAAAAAACCAATGTACTATTATTGGGACCTACAGGTTCGGGCAAGACCATGATAGCCCGTAAAATAGCAGAATATTTAGATCTTCCATTTGTTATTTGTGATGCAACCAGTATCACAGAAGCTGGATATGTTGGAGATGATGTAGAAAGTATTCTACTACGATTGATCAATGAGTCTGAAGGGGATATAGAAAAAGCATCTAAGGGAATCGTTTATATTGACGAAATAGACAAAATAGCACGTAAAGGTGAAAGTGCCAGTATTAGTCGAGATGTCAGCGGAGAAGGTGTACAACAGGCTCTACTTAAAATGATTGAAGGTAGTGTTATGAGAGTTCCGTATACAGGTAAACGCAAACATCCTGGAAGTGAAATGCAGGAAATTGATACCAGTGGAATACTTTTTATCTGTGGTGGTGCATTTGTAGGATTAGACAAGATTGTCCAAAAACGAACAATCAGCAATAGTATTGGATTCAGTGCTAAATTAATAGATAAAAAAGAAACTACTGAGTTTTATCAGCATGTAATACCTAAAGATATTATACAATTTGGATTTATTCCAGAGTTTATTGGAAGATTTGGATTAATTACCAACGTTGATGAACTAAGTGTGGAAAACCTAGTTCGTGTACTATTAGAACCAAAAAATAGTATAATCAAACAATATCAATATATTTTTGAATTAGATAGAATTGAATTAGAATTTGACGACGATGCGTTAACACATATTGCTGAAAAAGCTAAAGAACTTAAAACCAATGCTCGTGGACTTAAAAATATTATAGAAAAGACTCTATTACCCTATCAATTTGATGCTATTAATCTTGTAGATAGGGGTTTATCTAAAATTGTTGTAAATAAAGACACAGTAGATGGAAAACCAGCTATACTAATTTTTGATAAAAAAGCAAAGAATGAGCAGAAATAATCGTGGTCGTGGAGTAAAAATAATTGTTGGAGACATGCCGCTCAATACGGCTATGCGTAAGTTTAAACAGCGAGTCGATGATGCTGGACTTTTAGAGACAGTCAAAGACAATATGTTTTTTGAAAAACCCACTACTGAACGTAAGCGTAAAAAAGGAGCCGCAAGGGCTCGTTGGTTGAAGAAATTGCGCGATCAAAGTTTACCTAAAAAACTGTTTTAACTTGCTCTAGATCTATACCTCCTGTATAATCATACTATAAATACTTTTGCGAACAATGGTTAGGTTTGAACTAACATGACGCTCTGCAAATATTAATAATAAGGAGAAGTATTATGCCGCAGTTAATTACAGTTACCCTCACCCCTCAAGAATTTGAAAATCAATTTGGGTTCCCTGAACCTAGTGGATTATACAACAATCCTAAATTCCGATTAGTAATGAATAAGTTTGGTAGATGCTATTGGCTACTGGCCATTGACAATCTACAAGGCCCAAGATTTAGTGGAGTCAATGTATACTATCAAGGAAACAATAGTAGATTGATTAGAACTATATATCCAAATGCAAGACGAATTATTGATGTTGGATCAAATGTAGGAAATAATACCATAGCGTATGCCGAATGGGCACAAAACGTAGAATCATTTGAACCTACACCTACAACACTAACCATGTTGGAAGCTAATATTGCTATTGCTCAACAGTCTACTTTAAAAGGTATATACTGGGAAGGTGATGTTCATGGGGGTAAACTTCATAGAGATTCCTCTGTAGATGTTGGTTGGTTTACTTGGAAAGGAATTCCTCAACCTATGAATATTGTGGCTAATATTAATGTGCATAAAGTTGCGTTGACTAATCGAAATATAGGAACTATTGGTATACAGGATCATCCAGAACATGGTGGTCACAACTTTGCTGTCTATAACGCTACCCAGGTAAAAAAATCACAGTATGTAGTAGATGTTCCTGCCAGAACCATTGACAGTTACAATTTTGAAGATGTTGATGCTATCAAAATTGATGTCGAAGGTAGTGAGTTATTTGTTATTGAAGGTGCTCTAAATACTATTGACAAATATCGTCCAAGTGTACAGGTTGAGATTGTTCCAAAACAATGCGGACAATACGGGTACAAACCGCAAGACTTGTATGATTTCTTTGCCCAAAGAGATTATGTATGTGTATGTGCCGTTAGGAAACCATTAAACAATGCACAGTTTGGTTTGTTCTTTGGAAAAGACTTGGGTATGACGCATAAACAAATTCCAAAATATATGGATAGACTGTTCGTACCACGTGAAGTACATTTGGCAACAGACTACGGAGCCATGGAACAAGCTGATAACGAATTTGAACGATTATTTGATTTTGGTTAAATTAGTCATTGACTTGATATAGAAGTTTCGCTATAATAATTACTGTGCTAAATGTTTAGGCACGCAACTTTTAACTAAAGAAAGGTATTTTATGTTGCAAAACTTCTATGACCCTATACAGGGCCGTCTCGTTCTACCCGAAGCATTTGTTGACCCTAAAAAGGGTGCATATACATCAGACTATAATAGTATCTACCCCGACTGTCAGGATGATATTGATACTGCGTTTGGATTGAATCTTACTAAACCTCCACGTGAGATGTGGCAGCTTACAAAAGCTGAATCCGCACAGGTAATTGATAAACTTAAAAAGTTTAGTCGTTATCCAGACGCTGTCATGCCCGGCGAAGGCGTGAAAGACTTTGGTGATGAAGTTGCCAAAGTGCTTGCAGAATTTATTAAATCTCGTTGCTGGATCTTTAAAGATGCACAGGGTAATGAATATGGAGTTCGTCCTCCACAAGGCTTCTTCGGTGTTCTAGGTGTACTTGCCATGCCTTGGAACTTGATGCGTATTGACTATGACGCACAGCGTTGGACAGACATTCCACACATTGCAAAAATCCTAATGAAGTATGACGGCCAGATGGCTATGGGTATCACTGCTAGGATTACTGTAGATGGGAAACACATTGATGTTAACGAAGGACGTCACGGTGCTATCCTTATTGCACTAACAGGTGCTCCATACTGTTGGGGTCGTGCTATTGCTACTAACAATCGAGGTCGTAACTTTGATATCTTTGAGTTACTGAATATTATTCCTAAGCCAACTGAAATCTACGACGAGTTTCGTATCAAATCTGGCCGTGCTAAAATGTACAAAGAAGCAGGAGATGAAATTAAACAAGAAGTTGGCGGACGCATTGAAGACCAACATGCTTATGATTTGAGTGAGCTCAATCATAATCACGATGTGCGGTTTGTGCCTAGTGCAAAGAAGAAAGGCGGCAAGAAAACTCTGCTTAAGAAAGGTGATGCCTTCCGTATTGACAAGTTCTATGCGTTTTTCGAAGACGGTCGATACTCTACAAAAGAGGACGGACTTGTTATTAACACATACTTATCAGATGCATATACGATTTTGCGTGATGCCTTCTACGATGGATATATGCCGCATGAGCCAGCCTGGGCTATTTGTGAACTGTTCAAACAGACCGCAAAAGCAGAAGCAAGTGGTACACTGACTGCTAACAAGCGTAGCAAGATGCGTAAGGTTATTACTACAGTATTGAACGAACGCTATCATATCAGCAAGTATGCTGACGGACACAAGCAGGCAGAAGCCTTCTACAAAGAGTTTGGCAAAGTCCGTAGCAAAGTTGACTACAATGAGCCGTTTGCAGGTTACATCTCTAGTAACAACTTTGTCGAGTACTTCTTAACTACTGCTTTGTACAGCATGATCCAAGAAAGTGATTTGATCAAATCAACAGACAAATCAATATTTGCAGTGCCGTTAGCCTACTGGACCAATGCAGGTACTGAAATTCGAGATAGTAACGGCGATTTGTTTAGCTATACTACTTTCTTAACAGATCCTAAAGATGATGACATCGAAGGCTTTGAGGATGTAGAAGAAGATGAATCTGTCTAAATTTGATCAAGAGACACAGTCTCTTTATAATCTCTTAGACGAAGAATCGAAGGCGGTATTTGACCGTCTTCATTCTACAAATCTAAAGAAGTCTAAAAAGAAAAGCTGGAGTCGAGAAGAGCAGAGTGCATATGGTACTATTGAAATCTTTGAAAGTCTAGCTGATTCAAAATTGCCTACCTTTAAAGATGTACGTATGCCCTGGGCATATAACAGATCTAGCAGTTACGGAAACTTAGATTGGAAAGAGTTGTACAGTATCTGTCCTTGGATTTGTCCTTACTTCAATCGTCCATTAGATTATCGTCAAGGGTTTAACGACTTTGTTATTAATATCTTTGAAAAGGATGCAATGAAAGTTGCAAAGAAACAATGGTATAAACCTAGTGTGCAACATATTGTGCCTAGTGCAATGGGCGGACCCATTGATAACATTAATAACTTAATGATTATTCCATTGCGTTACAATATCTTGTTGAGAGATATGATGCCCGAAGAACGTTTTGAAATGATTAGAGTATTAACTTCAAACTCTTACAAAGAGCGCATAGGAAAAGCAGAGTCGTTATTTTATAAACAAAAGATTTGGTCTGTCTTAAAATAAATTGACAGACTTTGAGAAAGAATATAAAATATAATTTTAACAGAAAGAATATTATGGTAAAACCAGAAGACTTCCCAGTTGTTACAATCTTAGGTAAAGATTTGTATGAAGCAATTGACATTAAACATCGCTTAAAAGGCTATGATAGAATTGCATATGAAATTTTTACTTTACATGAAACTTTGAAATACGGAGAATCTGCTGATGAAGCAGACGGTGAACGTATATATAGACAAATTTGGCAAGTGCCAGGTTGGCCTACTTTGCCTAGTAGTACTTCAGCAGGTAGGGATTTTTTAGACATATCCCGGCAACGTCCACGTCTAACTAAAGACGACATTGCAGTAAGAGTATGGGATATGAGAAATGCACCTTGTCAAAATATATACGATCCACACAAGGAAACTAGAGATGTAGAACAAGAGTTAATTCTAAGACATATCAATCAATATAATCGAGCACCAGTTGGTAACAAAATTGAACAAAAAAGATTAGACAAAGGTGCATTGAATCCAGTACGCTTTAAGCCAACTGTGATTGGCGATATTGCAGATAAATTATTTTACTAGAAAGAATCCAATGCCAAAACATTTAATGGTAGACATGGAGACCATGGCCGTCTCTCCTAATGCTGTGGTACTGAGTTTAGGCGCAGTGCATTTTAATCCTTGGGGGAATGGTTATGGAGATAAAATTTATTTCCGTATCAATATCGACGATCAGGATGCTCTAGGTCGTGAAGTAGATCCAAATACTATCGATTGGTGGTCAAAACAAGATCCAGAGATTATGGAAGAAGCTTTTAGTCCCAATGATCGTATTCCATTAACCGAAGCTATTGATACATTTCATAAGTTTGCCTGGGGATGTGATGCTTACTGGTCACATGGAGCCACATTTGATTTAGTAATCATTGAAAATCTCTATCGCCAGCTTGGACGACCAGTTCCTTGGAATTATTGGCAGTTGCGTGACACTCGTACATTGTTTGATTTGGGATTTGATCCAGATATGCCCAAAGGTGGGAAGCATGATGCCTTACAGGATGCTATCCGACAGGCAGTTGGTGTTCAAAACATTTACAGTAAAATGAAAATTAGGCCTAAGTAATTATTTGAACCAACCTAGTTTTTCACCAGCTTCTTTACGGCGATCTGATTCTTCTTTACTACCAGGATAGCGACTAGCCCAAATTAGAATCAGAGCAAAGAATATGCTCATTCCAATAATAGCCTTGACATTGTGTGTAGTAAACCACATGATGACAAGGCTGCCGTCCATGCTTAGGAACATGGCTATCTTGGCATATTTCGGAAACACTCGACCTTCACCCCAGTTACGGATAACTGGACCAAATAACTTATGATTGAGCATATAGTTATGGAATTTTTCCGAACTCTTGCTGAAACACCATGTAGCCAAAAGTGCCGGAGTTGACCAAGGTAATCCAGGGACAAATGTGCCCAAATAAGCAATGCCCAAAAATATAATACCTGCTGTAAACCAAAGTGCTTTTTTAATTTTATTCATAGTAATGTTATTTAATGGTAAAGAATTCCCCTTGACAAATTTACCAACAGACTGTATAATATAAGTATATGAAGTCACATAAATTAGATCGCAGATTTGCAGGTTACAATGCTTTTAAGTATTGCAGTGAATTTGCCAGAGTCGAAATCCAAAAGTTTCAAGACATTAGAATTTGGTGCTGGGAAACTTGGGGCCCAAGTTGTGAATTAGAAAAATACACAAAATTAGATATTCCAAATCCTGCTTGGTGTTGGGCTTCTACACAGTGGTATACAAGAATATACTTTGCCACAGATGCAGAGTATTCATGGTTTTTATTAAAATGGGGCACAGAATGAGAATTAATTTAGTCAGCGATTTACACTTAGAAATGGCACCACAGACATTGCCTGGTGGTGAAGTGTTGATTCTTGCTGGCGATATTGCAGAGTATAGAACATTGAAGAATGATCCTACATTCTTAAATGAACTTGCCAAATATGACCGTGTGTTTTATGTAGCAGGCAATCACGAACATTATCATCATAGGTTACATAAGACTCATAATGACATCCGGGCATTGCTTCCTAGTAATACAACCTTATTGGAAAATGAAGTAGTTGAGTACAATGGAGTGTTATTTTTAGGTGCTACTCTTTGGACTGACCTTAACCGAGGCGATCCAGTGACTATGTTTACGATTAAAAATTTCATGAATGACTTTCGAGTAATTCAAAACTTCTACCCTGAAAAGAATCTGTATCATAAACTCACTCCAGAGGCTGTATTAGATTTGCATCGTCAAAGTCTTGAATATTTTAAGACTGTATTGCAGGCTAATAAAGACAAGCCAGTTGTAGTCATAACTCACCACGCACCTAGTTTTATGAGTGTGAACGAAAAATACAAGAATGAAACTACTACAAACGGTGGCTATGCCAGTGAGTTAAGCGAGCTCATATTAGATAATCCAACTATCAAAGCATGGGTACATGGACATATGCACGATCCTGTGGATTACATGATAGGAGATACTCGTATACTTTCTAACCCTAGAGGATATCTTCCTTGGGAAGAAGATAATGGATTTGATCCTAACTTTACATTTGAGGTATAAAAATGAATAATTTTAATTTCGGAATAGGTAATAAAGGCGAATTGTTGATTAAAAAAGATGAAGTTATCATGGATATAGTTATTCAGGGTAATTACAACGATGTTACTGATACAATTATTGAGTCATATTTAAAACTGCCTTTTGTTAATAACATTATATTATCATGCTGGGGGGACAATGTCGTTTCAAAAAATATATTTGAAAATCCTAGAGTTAAAACTGTCTTTAACAAATATCCATTTCAACCTGGTACAGATAATCGTAACCTACAAATTGTATCTTCATTAGGCGGTATTAAAAAAGTTACTACTAAACATTCGGCAAAAATGAGGGCTGATCAATTGTACTCATATGATAGTATGATGAAGATGCATGAGTTTTATAGTAATAACAAACGAGAAAATTTATTATTTGTACCAGGTATGTTTCCATCTTTTTTGTTTCACCCTAGAGACCATCTCTTTTGGGGAGAAACCGCAGACCTTATTAAATTGTTTGATATTCCCTTAGAATATAACGGTATTACAGATAGAGTTAAAATTGATAAATGGAGCCTTGCTAAATTTTATCCATACTTTACTAGAGTTGAAACATACCTAGGTGCACACTATTGTTCAGAATTTGATGAAAGAATTAAGTTTATGTTAGTACAACCTGAAAAATATTTGTATGATTATGCACCACTTTGGAATGATGCATATAATATCAGTCAAGAAATAACACCAAAATTGTTTAAATCTTTTCCTCGAACCGGAATTGATTTTAAATGGCCTAAGAAAGGATGGGATACTTACCCATATGAGATTCAACATAGAGATTATAATGAATGTTGGCATGAAGAAGGATACTAAAATGAACAATTATAGATTAGAATTTGATATGAAATTAATGACATATGTGCTGACCTATAAGGGTAAAGAATATCCATTAAACGTAGGAAACAAAAAGCAAGCATTTGAAAGAGCTGAAATTGTTATGGCAACAGTTGATGAGAAAACAAATGACAACCACAGTTAGAATAAATTGGGTGCGTGAAACTGCCAACGAACCATATTGGAATGAAGTATGTGCTCGTGCTATTGAAATGTTTGGTTTGCCTGGAGATAGATTTAACACACATGTCAATGTAAATTACATGGAGTTTATCTTTAACAGTGAAAAGGATGCAATATTGTTTAGTTTAGAGCACAATGGACGGATAGTACAAGATGAGCAAGCCTGTTAAGTTATTTTCGAAAAACTGGGATAAACTCAGAAAAAAGCTGGATCAAGATCATCCGAAAAGTGTTACAATGGTTCGATGGAAGATGAAAGAAGTTTTAGGATTCACTGTACGCGAGCATTTGGGTTATAGACCTAGAACAGCCCAAGAGTTAGATGATTATGATCATAGCGATAACATTTGGTATGAAACAGAAAAGGATCGCAAGTTCTATAGAGAGAATATTAACGAGTATGTTATTTGCCTTGACTTTTATGACGAACCCAAACGCACAATGTTTTTGTTGAAATATTCGGAGTACCTGCAAAGTGACAGAAATTGATTATGTATATCATGGTGTAGAACTAAACCGTATTTCAACTTCAATGTTAGTTGAGATGGTAGAATATTATGGTCCTGCTGGTGGTAGATGGTTTTCTATTGGTAAAAAACTATATTTCCGTGAGTCCAAAGATCATACTTACTTTTTGTTAAGGTGGGGATCATGATGAATAATCTATCAGGGTGGCATGTGGCCAGTGTAATGGCCCCTATAGTTGACTCTGACCCTGTCAACGGACATCGTTACCAAGGATGGCGACCTTGTATAGATTGGTGCAGAAAAAATCTAGGTGATCGTGCCATAGATGGTTGGCGTTTTATGGGAGAAGGTGTGTTTGAGTTCAAAGAAGAACAAGATTATATAATGTTTTTACTACGGTGGGCCTCATAATATGTACATAACGGAATCAACCAATAGCATTCAATTACCTTATGAACCGGGCTTGCTAGAGTGGCTACAGGAGCATTATCCCTACTCTAAATACAGATTGGTAAACCTGTAAATAAAGTATATGAACAAAATAATTTTATCACTACTATTACTAATCTCGCCTATCTACGCATCTGCAGATGCTTATGCTCTCTACGACTATTCACAGGCTGGATATATTGTTGACAATAATAGGATGGAACAACGCCCTATTGCCAGCATTACAAAATTGTTTACCGCTATCACAGTACTAAACAGTGGTGCTAGCCTTGATGAGAAAATCAAAGTCGACGGTCGCAGCCACGGACATGTACCCCGTGGTGTATATATGTCACGATTTGATTTACTAAGGATAATGATCATCAGTTCAGATAATCGTGCCGCTGAAACATTGGCTAACCATCATCCTGGTGGATTTGATAGGTTTGTGGCCGATGCCAATTCATATCTTGCCAATCACGCATTGTTTGATACTCACCTTGTAGACAGCACAGGATTATTACAAGGTGATGTCAGTACAGCACGAGACTTATTAGAATTCTTACATCAAATCAAAGACAACCCTGTAATCCGTAGTATTGCCAATGAGCGTAATGCTATTTTGCAAGTGCCAAACGGCAAGAAAACATTGACCATCAATGTACGCAATACTAATCCAGAAATATTTGTCTATGACAATATTCTAATTAGTAAAACTGGGTTTACTAACCCTGCAGGACGATGTGTGCTAATGCTGGTAGAAAAGAAATCTGAATTGTTTGGAGTTGTTGTACTAGGACAACGAAATGTTCGAGACCGTAGCCGACTAGTAAACACATTGCTACGAGTAGAGGTAGAACCAACTTATCCGAAACCACATATTAACAGTACCGTAGATTATATAACCGGCCCATTATGAAACTTAGAGAGGGTGAGAATTTTGAATCATGGAGCCACCGTGTTGATATGTATGAACGCGGTATTGCCCTGCAGAGAATTGCCGAGGGTGAAGATGAAGTCAAAGTCATGGAAGATATGAGTCGTAGAATTACACAAAAACTTCTACATCCTGTATTCAAACTATTACAAGCACCGGTAGAATTTGATATCAAAGAGCATAGAGAACGTTATCAACAAGCATTAAATGGCAAAACTTCTACAGCAGATCATGTTGACAATGATTTTGAATCCAAATATAATAAATAAATGCGTAGTTGACCTAATGGCTTCTACGTATACTGGGTATAGTGCCCAACAATGATTCTTACTTAATAAAGGAGAAACCTATGAATCAATTAGTTCGTTTTGACACCAACTCTCTTAACAGAGCCCTTCTTGGATTTGACACATTGTTTAACGATTTTGAAAATCGTTTTGCAAATCAAATCAACAACACTTATCCCCCTTACAATATCCTAAAACATGATGAAGACTCTTACGAGATCGAAGTCGCTGTTACAGGATTTGAAAAGAGCGAGATCACTGTTGAGATTGATCAAAATCAATTGATCGTCAGGGGTCAACGTAAAGAAGTTGAACTTGAAGAACCCACTTACTTACATCGTAGCCTAGCAACTCGTGATTTTACACGCAGTTGGACACTGGCCGAACACATGGAAGTAGGTGAAGGACGAGTCAAAAATGGTGTACTAACCATTGAACTAAAACGTGTGGTTCCAGAAGCATTGAAACCACGTGTTCTAAAACTCAAAGGCGAGTAAAAACTTTAGGGGGCTTCGGCCCCCGCATTAAATATACATATTATGACTATCCAAACTGATGTAATTGAAAAGAAAAAAACTACAAACTCTATACCCAAAGAGCCTAGTAAGTATAAAGTTATCGTGTTCAATGACGATCATACCAGCGTGGAATTTGTTATTGCTATGCTGATCACTGTGTTTAACTATTCACAAGATAACGCATTAAAATTAACATTAGAAATTCATAATGCAGGTAGTGCTGTAGTAGGTGTTTATAGTCATGAAATTGCTGAGCAGAAAGTTATAGAAGCATCAGATATGGCTCGCAGTCATGGATACCCATTAATACTCAAAGCGGAGGCTGAATGAGCCTTAAAGAACTCACAGCAGAAAAACACAAGTTAGCAGAATCAACACCTTTCATGAAGGCTGTGTTTGATCGTAGATTACCAAAAGAAATATGGATAGATTGGACTTATCAAAAAGCCCTGTTCTATAATGTTATCGAAGCACAGTGTAAAGTTGCTGGCTATCTTGACGATTTACCTGGAATCGAACGTACACATCTATTGATGAAAGATTATCGTGAAATGACCGGAGGCGAAGTTCATAATTCGTTTAAATCTCCTACTATAGGATACTACAAATACATCCTAGGACTAGAAAGTAAAGATGTTCTAGCACATTTGTATACTTGGCATATGGGAGATATGTTTGGTGGACAGTCAATTAAACAAATCGTCGATGCACCACATGCTAGTTTAGAGTTTGAAGATCCTAAATTATTAATGACCAATTTACGCAGTAAACTAACCGATGATTTAGGACCAGAAGCTAATATAGCATTTGACTGGGCAATAAAAATCATGAGTAGTTACGATGTCTAATGTCTGGAATAAAGTTCAAACGCTGGCTGGAGAAATTGAGGGACTGGTTAAATTATCTGGCTCTTTGCTTACTACTCCTGATATTGTATACGATTGGCATTCAGTGGTTTATTCAGGTCCTAGGGTTCGTAGGGCACATATTCACACGATAGATCGCAGAGAATCACATAAACTCTACATTCTACACGCTACTATATTCCCGCACTACAACGATCCTAGCCCTATTTGGGGATTTGATGCAGTATGCGGTCCCAATAAAATCACAGGTGCTTTCCATGATTTTAGTAATGCCGGAGATCCTGACCATCCTATGATGGATTGGTTTGCTGACGAAGCAGTAAAATACGGTTGGAGTAAGCCTAGGGAGCTACCGGAGTGGGCTCGACATATATTCAGCAAAAATATGGTTGCCGCAGGTAATGTACAAGAAGGTGATGAGCTAGATGATTTATATGCTCTTACAATTAAAAGTCTAAAGTATTACCTATCAAACGTAGGAAATACACAGGAAAGCGGGGCTGATTATCACATGGCACAAAATCGCTATTGCCACTATCAAAAGCAAAATCCTCACGTAGTGCGTAGTATGGTTAGTATGGGTGTAGAAGAACCTGTTATTCGCAGATTTATTGATGAAATTCAATATCCAGAATCTCGCTAAATACTCATTATGAGAGCAAAAGAATTTCTACCTGAATCTACAGATCGTCAGATTGAATCCGATCTAGATGTTATTTCCCAAGCGGCCGACAACGACCCCACTATTGCATTGCAGGTTAAAACTGGACTTGCTTTAATTTTAGCATTTGCAAAAAAAGCATTAGGACTTTCTCAAAATGACCGATCTGTACAAGAAGATCTTGCTACTGAAACAACTATTAGAGAATTAGAAAATTTAATAGGGCAATTAAAAGGGCAACCTGCAGTAATTAAAGAAATACAGGCACAGATTTCAAAATTAAAAAATGATGTTATTAATGCAGAAAAATCTAGTTACGAAAAAGCCGGCCAGGAAAGAGAAGAAGGCGAAAGACTTGTTTATACACTAACAAATCAAATAGTCGAAAAGAAATTCTTAACAGCACAAAAAGAATCCTTACCTGTTATTGTTTCAAAGATTGAAAGTATTATTAGAAACAAAGAAGATTCTTTTGATAATGTAATAGCATTCTTAAAAGATTGTCTCAATGGCGGAGTGATTCAAACTTCATCAATGATTTCTGAGAAAGGATCATCGGGTACTATTCCGTTGACAAACTCCGCATATGAAAATCTTGTCAAACAATTTTTAATGATCGACGAAGTTAAAGTAGGTAATGCTAAATGGGGTAAGGGAGAAGTGGGATTAGCTTTTTGTGGTATCAATGCACACAAAGAAAAATCAGATATTTCAGTTGGCGATACACATATAGAAGTTAAAGCTGGCGGGGCCAAGATCGACTTTATGCTAAAAGGAACCAAGGGGTTTGGAGCACAAAAAGAAGCAGTAGAAATTTTAATTACTGCACTGAATAAAGTTGCAAAAAAATATAATTTTCCTATCTTTAATAATTCCAATGAAGTTAAAAATGGTGGGATAGCTCAGCTAGGATGGAGACGTCTTAATGGAACTAAAACAGAAGGTGGAATTAACGACTATTTTGCTAAAATGGGTCAATCCTATGTTCAAAAATTGTTTGTAGAAATTATTAATAAAATATATTATGCAAATCCCAAAATAACAAAGAAATACGAACCAGAAATTATGTCATCAATTAATCCAGATGGTACTGTAGATTACTTTAAGTTATCTCTGGCAACATCTAAATTAAATTTTGATTATTATCAGTCTCTCGAAAATCATGACGGATTGCTAATGTTAAACATTGCAACTCTTTCTTATGAATACCAACCGAGTAAATCATCAAAAGCGTTCGGAAAGTTAGTTCAAGATAAAAAAATACTTCCAACTTCTGCTCTTGATTTTAGGCAAAGTACTGCTGGCAGTTTAACTTTCTTTATTCGTTAGGAAATCAACTAGAAATTTTATTTCCTTGTTAAATACAGCAAGGAGAAAATATTTGAGTTGGTTCAAACATAAACCCACAGTTAAAAATCCTCCGCCCATTCCGGTGCATCGCTCAAGCCCCACTACTGAAAGACTGCTTAAAGAAACCAAAGAAGCAGTAAGACCCCCTAAACAACCAGATAAAAAATCATGAATGAAAGATTGCTTTATGAAATGTATCAACAGTGGCAACAGGGCAAAGAAGATATAGCCGACGAGTGGGTTGAGTTTGTTGAATTAGTATCTAAGGAACTGGGCACTACAGAAGACACTGTTATTCGTTCTCTACAAAAATATGCTTGGTTTACTTGGAATTACAGCGAATAGCATAAATTTGAGTAAATATTCTGTTGACTTGTAAGTAGAAATACTATACAATCATTATATCAAAATCAATTAAGGAGATTTCATGACAACAATCGTAACAATTGGACAAACACCAATTAATACAACATATACAGCAGTAACTGGTTCCACTGGTGGTGCTGGTACAGGTGCAAAATTTGATGTAACTAAAACTAACGGTGTTTACACCACAGTTATCGAATCTGCAAATCTTGGCACAGGCTATGCATTGGGCGATACTATTACAGTTCCAGGTACAAGCCTAGGTGGAGCCGCCCCTGCCAACAACGATGTTATTATCGTTACAGGTATTGGTACAGGTGGTAAAATTTCTACATTCGCTACAGCAGGTGTAGGTGCAATTGGCAATGGAACTATTAGCACAGTAATCAGTGTTACTCCAGATACAGCCGCCGCAGTTAATACATATAGTGTAGGCGACAAGTCTGCAAATTTTACAGTAGTCAATGACTATACAAATAATATTCTCAAAGTTACCAGTGTATTAGATACAGTGGTAAGTTATAGTTTAAACAATTATCAACGCATTACCTATACAGACAAATCAACAGCATTTGATATTACTGGTCATGCTGGTGATGTTTATGCTTTATTGAAAGCAGGGTTTGGCGGAACAGTTAATACCACATACGAAGGTCTAGGTATCAAACTAGAAGATGCTGGAACAACCAGTGCACAGATTGCTCAGGCAATTGTTACTGCTCCAGTGTTTGTAACAGCCAATCCAGACTACGCTACATTTGTTAATAATGTTTATACTTATGTTATGGGTACAGCACCTACGCCTGTACAGGCGTTACCTTATGTTGCCGCATTGGCAACTGGTTCTACAACAGAAGCGGCATTGTTGAACGCGGCAGCACATCTAACAACATTCCAACAAACAATTGGATTAGTTGGCGTTGCTCCGGCAACAACTGGTGTATTGTCTACAAGTGGAATTGACTTTATTCCAGCTTAATAAAAACTTTACACAAATATCAAGGCTCTTCGGGGCCTTTTTTAATGATCGTGTAATATTATTATAGTACAATATAATAAATATATCGTACTATAAAGAATACCATGAGCGTAATTATTATAACCAAACAGGCTGTTACTGACTACGAGACCAGCAGGCTTGTTGACAGTTTTACACAAAAAGATATTTCTGTTAGAGTCTGCCATCCCGACGATTTTGATATTATTGTTGATCGTGATATTAAAAAAGGTATCAAATATAAGGGTGAAGAGATCGAACTTCCTAAACTTGTATTGGTTAGACTAGGTGCAGGTATACTTCCATTCCAGCTAGCAGTATTAAGACATTTTGAACAAGCGGGGGTGTTGGTTATCAATGGCAGTGAAAGCATATCTACTGTCAAGGACAAAATGCGTACAAGTCAGATACTCAGCAGGTCTGGTATTGCTATACCCAACACTATGATGGTACGCTTTCCATTCAATGAAAAATTAATCAATGAAAATATTGGCTATCCATGCGTTGTTAAAGTAGTCACAGGTAGTTATGGTGCTGGTGTTTATCTATGCGAAAAGAAGAAAGATTATAAGAAACTTGTTGAATTTGTGGAGAGTTTAGGCAATAAAAAGACTCTTTTAGTTCAAGAATATCTTGGAGATGCACCTGGTGAAGATCTACGTGTGTTAGTCATAGGTGGTAAGGTAGCAGGTGCAATGAAGCGTACCGCACCAGAAGGCGACTTCCGTGCTAACATAACCAATGGTGGTACCGGATCTGGTTTTGAAGTTACTCCGGAGATTGATTATATTGCCCGAGAAACTGCTCGTGTACTGGGACTAACCATAGGTGGTATTGATCTATTATTTGATAGCCGAGGGTTTCGTGTTTGTGAAGCCAACAGCAATCCAGGATTCAGTGGATTTGAAAAATACTGCGGTATAGATGTAGCTGACCTTATTACAGAATATATTAGATATAAAGTATAGTGATAAATAAAATTAATAAAACCGGCCACAACGATAGAGTGGATGTTGGAACTCGTAACCAACACTAAAGGGCCGAAAGGCTCTTTTTTTATGGCTACTTAAATTTGCGATACTGGTATGTAAATACTTGTATGAAAACACCACACAAGCTATTATTAGGAGTATCTACAGCTATAGCCATAGCCGCTCCTATAGTGCCTAAGACGGTGAATATAACAATTAATGAACCAGTGGCCATGATGGCAGAAGTTGAGTCATGTAAAATTATTTCAACACTTGTAGATGACAAGGGCAATAGGACCTGTGAATATCGTTGTCATCTTAAAACTATATCAGTTAAGAGTTTAGACAGTACCTGTGATGAAACTATGAGTTCATTAAAAAATAATCGATAAATATCTATCAAGGAGGGCTATAACATGAAAGTTAAAAAATTAATCATGAAGCTCAATAAGGCTGAGTTTGAACATAATCTTAAAAAAGCCAAAGAACTTTGGTTTAAAATTCTTAAGAAAAGCATCAAACATAAACACACAGCGGCAGTGAGATAAAGGAACATAGTATGATTGGATCAATTATTGGATTAGGATTACTCTCTATAATAGCATTTCTATTATTAGAAGACATTATAACAAATCGCAAAGATAAAGCAGAATAGTTCTGTAATACAATTGTAATATAAGTACTAGGGATAGAGCGGTAAATATGGTTATGAAAGCCAAAACTTACCGCTCTATTTTTGTGAGTGATGTGCATCTTGGGACGAAAGATTGTAAAGCCGAGGCTCTCAACAACTTTCTCAAACACAACTCTTGTGAGACTCTTTACCTAGTAGGAGATATCATAGATGCTTGGAAAATCCAACAAAACAAATTACGATGGAAACAAAGTCACACAAATGTTGTACGCCGTGTGCTTGGTCATGCTAAACGTGGGACTCGTGTTGTATATGTTGCAGGGAACCACGATGAATTTTTGCGGCCCATGATACCCTATGGTGTTAGCTTTGGACAAGTTGAAATCTGTAATCAAATAGAACATATAGGTGCTGATGGTAAACACTATCTAGTCACACACGGTGATTTATTTGACGGCATCACTAGACTAGCACCATGGATAAGTTTTCTCGGAGACAAGGCCTATGATTTTATTCTCGGTGTAAATAGTAGATTCAATTGGATACGCCATCGTTTAGGATTTGGTTACTGGAGCCTTAGCAAGTTTCTTAAGCATAGGGTCAAGAAGGCAGTTGACTTTATGTTCAAGTTTGAGTATACTATTACTAACTACTGTAAAAAGCGTGGGTTTGATGGAGTAATTTGCGGCCATATTCACTCGGCCGAAATAAAAGAAATAAATGGTATCATTTACATGAACGCCGGTGATTGGGTTGAATCGTGTACAGCACTAGTAGAACATCATGATGGCAAGTGGGAAATAATTACCTGGATACGAGAAAATGACCAGTCTGATACTTTAACAAATTAAAATATAATGAAATACTTTATAATCACAATGTATATCCTTTGGGTAAGTCTTACTTTAATTCTAGCCATTAAAGAAACATATTATGAAAACAATACTGATAATAACCGATAACTTACCGGATCAGATCAATGGCGTTGTCACAACTTACAAAAACATTGAGAAACTTGCGATTTTGGACGGTTATAACGTTGTGGTGCTTCATCCCGGGTGGTTCCGCTATATTGATTGCCCTGGCTACAACGAAGTCAAGATTACCTATCCCCGGAAGGTGGGCAAGAAGATTGAGGAGATCAATCCGGATTATATCCACATCTCGACAGAAGGTCCTCTTGGTCTGCGGGCTAGAAAGTATCTTTCACTACATAATTATAGGTACAATACCGCTTATCATACTAAGTTTCCTGAAGGCTTAAAGAAACTATTTGGTATTCCAGAAAAGTTTACTTGGCGTTTTGTTAAATGGTTTCACAAGCATAGTGGTCGAGTGCTGACCACAACTGATAGTATGGTCCAAGAATTACAGGCACACGGATTTGATGGTGAGGTTATTCCGTGGACTCGAGGTGTTGATCGTAGTATATTCACTCCTAAATTAAGACAAGATATTCCTGGAAAATACCTACTATGTGTTAGCCGTGTAAGTAAAGAAAAGAATTTAGAAGATTTTTTTGAATTGGACTATCCAGGATATCAAAAAATTATGGTGGGTGGTGGACCCATGCTAGAAACTTACAAAAAGAAATATCCAGATGTACATTTCACAGGATTCAAAACAGGATTACCATTAGCTAGATATTACGCTAATGCAGAAGTATTTGTATTCCCTAGTCGCTGGGAAACATTTGGCATTGTTATGATAGAAGCAATGGCCTGCGGAACTCCGGTGGCTGCTTATCCATGTCAAGGTCCGGAGGATGTTATAGATGAAGGAATGACAGGATGTATGCGAACTAATCTCAAAGATGCTATAGATGCTTGTTTAAAGTTAAAAAAAGAAGATGTAGAACGTTCTAGCCAACGTTGGGCATGGGATAGGGCATGGGAAATATTTAAAAATAACTTAATTCCAACTAAATAAATGCACATATTAGGAGTTTACAACAAATGGCTATTTCTTACACATTATCGATAATCCAAACCCTACTATATCCTGCAGGCAGTTTTCCTAGTGATGATTATCTCGGCGGTGTAATGTGGCAAATGACTGGAACAGACGGAGTTAATTCTAGCAGTAAGCAAGGATTGGCTAGATTTGATGTAGCAGAAATATCAGATTCCTATATACCTTTTGCAGATTTATCACAAGATACTATTATTGGGTGGACTCAAGATGTAATAGGTCCAGATACACTAGCCAGTATTAAAGCAGATATCGCTAACGATATCGCCTCAAAGTCTTAATTAAAGTATTTCGTCCAAACTTTTACTGTATTATTGGTATATTTTGTCAGGCACTTTTGATTGGTCCAGACATTCATTTTAGACCAATTGTATGCAGATGTTAATTTTTTAATTATATCATTGGTATCTGTAGGATCTGCGGAACAGTTTGGCATTATCCAGGGAATTTCTACACTGCCCACAAGTGGAACACCTTGACTAATTAAATCAGCACCAACAATATTAAAAGTTTCTGAAAAACTTACCTGTAATCCTATATCCATAATAGCACATAGTTCGAGAAATTCAGTTCTTGGACGCCATTGATGGTTAATCAATTGATGTCCACTATCTGCCAAATGATCAAAAAGCCCAGTTAGATTATTAATTACAGGGCTACCATTCATTTCAATACGGCCTGCATTAACATGAAAATTTAACTTCTTACCTATCTTTTCTGCAAATCCCACGGCAGCATGAGCCTGTAATAAATGATTCTTTAACGGACGTATAGCACCAAAGCAACATATGTCTATAGTATCTTTATCCTTATTCAATTTCTTTGATTTATAATCCTGTGGATAATAGTTAGGCAAATATATAACTCTTTCCGCTACCTGATTGTCAGTTAAGCCGTGCATGGTTTTAATATACATTCTAATTTCATTTAACATTCTAGGAGCATTACAGGATACGATAATATTTGGAAATTTACTATACTCACCTACCCAGTCCATGGCCATGCCTTCACCAGCCATAAATGGCATCTCACTGTGCAATCGTATGATCCAGGTTACAGTGGGATGTAATTTACACAGTACTTCAAACTTACTAGGAACAACCCACAATGCTTCTATGATGACATGTGTGGGTTTATATAGATTAATTTGACGATCGATACAGTTGTTGTCAATGGCTACAAATAATTTAGATTCGATGCCTTGATCAATCAACATTTCATTCATGAAATTAGCAGAGTTATATAGGCCTGTACTCAGTCCAACATTTGAATGCAAGATATCATTATAGTCTTCTCTGCGTTTGAGAATGAATAAAACTTTATTAGGGGAAGTCATGGGAAACCTTATGGTATAATACTATTTAATATTTCAATGATTACACTAAGATTAACATGAATTAATAATGTCTGGGCCATGCAAAACCAATACCCCAATCTTCAGGGCATAGATTTTTCTCTACATTCCATTTATCAGTGTTTAGTGCTTCTACAAATCTTTGAGGTCCGGGGTGACAAGTAACATCATGAAATCCTACCATACCACCTTGACCTAACCATTTTGTATATTCCCAATCAATTAATACCTGATTAACACTGTGTAATCCATCGATGAAGATAAAATCGAACTTTGTAACACCAAATGATTGCATCATTTCCATGTTCTGATTAATGTTACTGCTGGTATTTTTAATTGTATAAACATTATTGGCAGGATCATTTAGAAAACTTTTATCGTCTAAATCAATACCAACATAAATTGTTTCTGGATTTTTATATTTTAAAAATGAATGTGTAGAACTATAAGATGAGTTACGACAAACACCTATTTCTAAAATAGCACGACAATTTCTTTTTACATAGTCAAAATACTTTTCAATGTATTTTTTATTTTCTACAGTGAATTCACCCGAATGGCCACTCTCATATCCTTGGGGATGGGGGAATCCTTGCCAACTTCCTCCATCATAATCATCTTTTTCATTATGAAATCTAATATCATAATTTAAGTCTTGTTGCCATTTCATTTTTTTATTCCTTGTTTAATTTGTTGCGTTCTAATTCAATTTTGGTAATGTAGTCAGAACAGATCGCATAGCATTCTGCTGTATAAGCATTTTCTAATGTTGAGTCAACATACTCCGGCATGACCATAACGCTGTCTTCAGTTAATTCATGTCCCGGATATGTCCAAATATATCCTTGACTAGTTAAAGTAAAATCATCTTCTTGATGCCAGAAGAAGTTTAATTTTCTACTAGCACCTAGTATATACAATGCATCTAGATTTTTAGCATGGATCCATAAATTTGGTTGTTCTAAAAATTCAAATGAAACTTCGTAGTCTGGATTATCGTGGCCTAGCATCCATTTTTTATTGATAAATCTAACATCAATCTCACAGTGATATCCTTTGGCTAGGCTGTTAAGTATCTGGTCTGGACGATTTTCTAATTCTGAGTCAGGACCTTCTGTAAGTCCTCTATGTGCTATCAAAATCATCTTATTCTTTCATATAATTTTTTAAAAAATTGTCCGGGTTGTTTTCTATAAGAACCCCCGTTGAGGTCAAATATAATAAGTTTATTCACAAAATATTTATAGTTAACCAATTCTCTAACAATAAATATTGATATGAAAATAGCTATACAACTTTCCGGACAACCAAGGTTTACTCAAGATTTCAATTTACTTTTAGAAAACTTAATAGGATACGATCAAGCCGATTGGTTCATTTATTTGTCGAATAAATTTCATACTCATCGTACTAAAGATGGAGTAGAGATTTCTCAATCTTGGAAAGATTTTGATGCTGATTGGGCAATAAATAAAATTTCATCAAATCTTCCAAGAAATAATTTTATACAGAGATTTAAAATCTCTGATAGTCATCTCCAACAATGGCCCCCAGTATCCAACGTACACTGTACATTTAGTGTAGAGGGAGTATGGATGATGTACTATAATCTGTTAAAATCAAATCAACTGAGGATAGATTTTCAAAGACAACAAAATGTTGAATATGATTTTATACTTCGTGTAAGATCTGACTCTAACCTTAACAGTCCTATAGACATGTCTCAACTAACTATTAATGACAATGAAATATATATGCCTAGCAACGGCTGGTTTGGATTTCCTGGATTAATGGCCAATGATCAATTTGCCATTGGCAAAGATCAATCAGTTACTACCTACTGTGATATTGTGAATTCAATAAAAAAATATAACGATTCGGGTATTGCTTTCCATCCGGAAACACTATTAGGACATCATCTACTAGCCAACAATATTAAAACAATCAAAGGAAACTTTGAATCAACTATTCGACAATTTCCTCTTGATTCGAAATGGAATTAATTATGCTGAGTTAGGACTTTCTGCGAGTCCTTTGTGTGCTATATAGTTTATTTTTTCCAGGCAAATCCTATACCCCAATCATTGAGGCATCGTAGATCAACATTCCATACATTTGTATCTAGATTTCTTATAAAGTGATAAGGACCGGGATGCTCGGATATATCGTGAAATGCTACAATTCCGTTAGAAGACAATATCTGAGTGTATTCCCAATCTGTTAAGACTTGATTGATACTATGCCATCCATCGATGAAAATAAAATCTAATTCCGTTACTCCGAATGATTTAATTTTTTCTATATTGTTTTCAACATCACTGCTGGTATTTTGAATAGTAAAAATATTCTTATTGGCATCGTTGAGAAAACTTTTATCATCTATATCAATACCTACATAGATAGTTTCATCTTTTTTGTTACCTAAAAACACATGGCAAGAGCTTTCGCTGGCATTTCTAGCTACACCTATTTCTAAGATAGCTCTACATGTATCTTTAGTTTTAAGGAAATATTCAGTTAGAGCTTCTCGGTTACCTTCTGAAAATTCTCTCCATGTGTAATCTCCCTTAATATCTCTAATGATACGACCACCGGCATTTCCGTCTGCATCATCATATCCGCTGTTTGTTCTTATATCTTTTATTAGATCTTGTTGCCATTTCATAATTTAAATTCCTTTATTAAAAATTGTTTATGCTAGACCCCACTTGGCAATAGCCTCATCATATTCGGGACCATAGGTTTTATCAATGGCTTGACGCATAGCTGTTGCACCTGCACGAGTACCGCCTGGATGTCCATGTACAGCACCACCTACATTTGCCAAATAATCATTACCAGCAATACTAGATACTTTATTTAACAGTCCAGGATGGAAACCACAGCTCAGTGTTGGTAGTGTATTACCAGCACGTAGGATATCTAAACACTGTTTAATCTCTTCTGGATCATCATTGCTGTATCCTCCAACCATACCTGTTTGGATTGTATCAGCACCCATCAATGTAGCCAACTGACACATAACAGGCCAGCTGATACTGAATCTGTGATTTACATCAGTAGTAACTTTAGCACCAGAACTTTGATAGTGCAGGAACAATGGCAAATTTTGTTTACGGATACTGTTATAAGCACCATAGCCGCTGAACACATTAATGTGGACACCGTTGCCGCCTAATTGGTGTACCATATTAACTCTGTCAACCAATACGTGTGGATCACAGTTAATAGTATGGCAGAAAATAACTTTACGACTTTGTTTGGCTAGATAGTTGGCAATTAAATCAACACGTTTTTCTAATTTGCAGAAAGCAGGATTACTCATAATCTCATCTTCTTTGATGAAGTCAACTCCACCGTCAACCATTTGCTTGACCATTTCTAATAATACTTTAGGAGTAATACCAATTTTAGGTTTTACGATGCTACCAAAAATAGGCTTGTCGTATTGTTTGGTAAACTTACGAATACCAGTAATGCCAAACTTTGGACCTTTAAAATGTTTTGTTACCGTCTCTGGTAACTCTAATTTAACTAAACGGCACTTTGTAATAATATCAATATCAACATGTCCGCCCATTAATTGACAAAGCATATGACTAATACCATCAGTTTTCCAATCTGTGTTGATAACAGGGAAAGCGATCTCTACAATACCTTCTGTAGATTTTTCTAGTTTCTTTTCATTGCCGACAATGATGCAACTGTTATTTTCAAACAGATCATCTGTTTCCCATTCGTTCCGCACATTGGGATTACCTACACTCTGTCCAATAGCTAAATTCCAAGCCGCATCTTTTAATGAGGTTGAACTTGCCATTTCATAGGTAGCAATATAATATTTTTCTAAATCAATCTCTAGTCTTTCTCTATAAAACTTCATACTTATCTCCTGGTATACTTGGGGTTTTTACACATAATATTTTGCAGTCTTCGTGAAAAACAGGATCGGCTATATCGTCTGGATGGAATACAAATACATCTCCCGGTTCCATCAACGTGCCGTCTACTGTCATACTGCCACTGATTAATACATTGTATTCTGTGCCTATCTTGTGATAATGTTTAGGCCATACTTCACCTTTTTTATGTGTTAGTAAGCCTACTTCAAAATCTGGGGTTTTTAATAAAGACGGTTCAAAGTTACCAATGAGCCATCCTCTTGTAAAATCTTCTATTCTATGTTTTATCATGTTTTAGGAATCTTTCTAAATCTACAGGAACTCCAACTGCATGATGACACTCATTAGGTATGTGAAATATACCGCACTCTAGTCCTGCGGCGATCATGTAATTATAGGTCATTGAAATATAAAATTCGCCATTAGGTGCACGGTCATTGGCAGCGATCATTGCCTCTGCACTATCAACAAAATATTTGCCTTGTTTCCAATAATGAATACCATTTAGGCTAATATTGCTGATAACTTCTTTTTCGGCAAATTGTATAGCACGACCTGTACGATCTAACTTAACGTAACTGTTTTTATCAGTATCACTATAATATGTTACTACCGCACCGTCATAAAGTCTAACATTATGGAAAAATAACTTACTTGACCAATCCATGACCTGATCGCAATTAGCAGTGACCAACTCGTCATCTGTATTGATATAGTCTTTAAATAGCAGGACCGAACAAGCAGGCCCTTCTGTGGTTTTATCAACTGTGATAAACACAGGATCTTTGACAATTTTACGGATGACATCTTTCTGTATGCCAAGGAACTCATCATTTCTTAGAGTAAAATAATATTGTCCATCTATATCTAGACTTTCAATTGCACGTTGTATCATTGGTTTGCCATTAACATCAATTAAGGGCTTTGGAAGATAAAACTTATCTCGGGGAAAGCGGCTGCCTAGGCCAGCCATCGGTATTACGATATTCATATTTTTTGTAGTCCTAATTCTCTATATTGTTGGGGTAATTGATTTCGTTGTTCTGCCCTAACCCAGGAATAGGAATTATCTTTAATTATAACACTTTTACTGATATTGTCAAGACTAATAATTTGGTCAGTACGTGCCCATGTATCATATTGATGTTCGCCCGTAGATGTTTTTTCTACAAGTGCTATTTGATCTTCATTGTCAATAACAATTTTATTACCCGACATAGCAGGTGTTATAAAATGTTCCCAAAACGTAGGACCGCTACTAGGATGCCAGTGCACTCCATCGTGTGATCCAGAAGGTTCTATACTTCGATAAGTATCAAAATCAATAAAATTATAATATGCTGTGGCTAGTGTAATGGTAGAGTTATTAAAACTTAATCTATTAAATTCTCTATTCCAACAGTGAACAATTAGATTTCGTGTATAAGATGAGCCACCAAACGGATATTCACTAACATATCGAGCACGTTCTTCGGCTACAGGAGGACCCCAAACTACTATATGTTCTAATTTATATTTTTCAACTAACTGCTGTAATGCGTGATAAAATTTTGTAGCATTATCTGTAATATATTGTAGTAGATTACCGTAAGGCAACATGTGTTTCCAATAGTGAGCACGAATATCTATTTCGCCTGAAGTTATGATCAATGTTTTATTATTTTCTGTTTGTTGTTCAAACCAAGGTGTTAATTTTGACCAAAGGTCTGTGTCATTGGGATTTACAAATCTATGTGCTGTAAATACTTTTAATTCGCAAGCACCTAGGTCAAATCTTGAAGTATTGGGTATACTCAAGAATATATCAGAATGTGAGTCGCCTAATAATAAAATAGTCATAATTTATATTTCGGTTGGATCAACAACTATTCTATGATGAGGATGTCTATCTGTATATTTCGACCTTCCTTGAGTGTTTAAAGTTACCTGGAAATCTCCATATGCTATTGGAAAATTATATTTCCTCATATAATAACCTATTAAGTGTTCAGTACCCCATGTCCAGGTTCCGTCGACAATATCAGAATCTCCCCAAGTAGGATCCGCCGCAGGAACTAATTCTTTAAACTCTTTGCTGAGATCACAATAGAATTTCATAGCGTCTGGGGTTCCTACAAAAAATAAATCACTTAACGGACAAAAATCAAATCCGGCACCATTGTTAGATGGAAATATCAACGGATGTTGATCAATATTCAAACTTCGAACATCTAATGGATTCATTATAGATCCATCAACTCTAAATTTAATCACGGCATCATAATCTTGATCAATTAAATCGTAGGCCATTGCAAGACCTGTAAATTGTGCAAATATACGTTTATACCACCATGTTGTATTTTCAGGATGAGGGGGTGCTAGATTAAATGTATGAGGTGGCAATTCATAGGGCGGTTCATCGACTATTTTGATTTTAGCTAATCTATAGTTAGGTAGCAATATTCTTTCTATTTTTTGTCTTGCTTGGTCATCAATAGTAGCCCATTCGGTTTTCCACATGCAGATATAGAAATCTGCTGTATCAGAGAAACCTGTTACCTTATGCATCAAGTCAATGAAGTCTTGTGTAAATCTAGGCAGGCCACTGGTTATCAATGCTATTTTCATATCAGTATTTACTACGCATTTAATTCTCTTGTTTAAATATTGATATGAACATTGCTATACAACTTTCGGGACAACCAAGATTTACTCAAGATTTTAATTTATTTTTAGAAAATTTAATAGGATATGAATCTGCAGATTGGTTCATTTATTTGTCTAATACCAATCATACAACTCTTTCTAAAGAAGGAGTACAATTTTCAGACTCTTGGGAAAATTTTGATGCAGACTGGGCAATAGGTAAAATATCATCAAAACTTCCAAAAAATAATTTTATTAAAAGGTTTGAAATATCTAACAGTCATCTTCAGCAATGGCCACAGGTTAAAGACCTTTTTTGGGTTGACGTTCCTGAAAGAGTCTTTATGATGCATTATAATATATTTCAGGTCAATGAATTAAGAAAACATTATCAGGAAACTAATGGAGTGGTATATGACCTTATCATACGTGTAAGATCTGATGTTAGTATCAATTCATATTTGGATGTATCTACTCTTAATATACATGATGATGAAATTATAATGCCTAAAAATGATTGGAATGGTGTGCCAAATGGGTGGAGTAGTATAGTGGGAGATTATTGGTCTAATGATTTATTAGCTATTGGCAAAGAACCAGCTATGAATGTCTATTCCACTACAATTCATTCTATGAAAAAATACAATGATGCAGGTGTTTGGTTTCATCCAGAAACTTTGTTGGCTTATCATTTGTCTAAAAATAAAATTAAAACAATCAAAGGAGATTTTAATTCGAATATTAGACAATTTCCTATTGATAGAAGATGGAATTAATTTTATGAAAATTGCTATACTAATTTGTGGACAACCGAGATTTACTGATGATTTTAATTTATTATTAAACAACATCAAAGGATATGATCAAGCAGACTGGTTCTGCTATTTCACCGGAGATAATCAACATATACCTCATAATAAATTACCGTCAGATGCCTGGAGGAAGATTACTGATGTTAATCAAGCATCTGCTAATCTACAAGCCATGTTGCCCCTAAATAATTTTGTTAGATCATTTGAACTATCGGATAGTGATTATGTAGAGTTACCTAAAGAGCCACAAGGTATTCCTACTCCTGCATACAAATTATGGTATAACCTTTATAAAGTTAATCAGTTAAGACTTAATTTTGAAATAGAAAATACTGTCAAGTATGATATGATTGTAAGGATACGCCCAGATATTGGATTGGTGGATGAGTTAGATCTTTCCACTATTAATTTAGAGGATTTAAAAATAGCAATAATTACTCCTAGAAATAAGATTGCAGGGCACCTACATCTAAGCCCAGATAGTCCGCAAATGTGCGATATGTTTGCAATAGCATGTTCAGAACATATGAGCATTTATTGTGATATGTTCAACCATGCTACTACAAACTTTTTTACTCAGACAGTTCAATCTTGGCATACAGAAAGTGCCCTAGCGTTACATTTAAGACAAAACAATGTCTTTATAACACCGGGCAACTTTAGAATATCTATACGCGGTGATGCAGGTTAAGGAATGCTGATAAAAAACTGTACCCCATTATTTGTAGGGTTTAGATGTCCGGCAGCGTCTTCCAATGCTCGCTGAATATCGGGTTCATAGGCATCATCGCCCACCATTAATCCGCCTGACCTCATTTTAGGTAGATAATTTTCAATATCTTGTTTAACGGCTTCATAACTATGATCGCCATCGATCATTAGGAAGTCTATACTACCATCTTCAAAAGAATTTACAGCATCATTGCTGGACATTTTGTGTAGCTTATAATAACCTTTGACTGACGCAAGTCGCTCGTTAAAATCTGCTTCAGTATATCCTTGCTGTTCATCTTCATTACAGGTCCAACTTCCCACACCCATCTCCATCGGATCTATACATTCGAAACGAATGTTTTTACCGCTGTTGATAATTTCTACTGCCATAAATGCTGTAGACATCCCTTTATAAGATCCTATCTCAACAAATAAACTATCGTCATCGGCTTGTTTGACCATGTCTCTGTATACGTACTCATAGCTAAACCAGCCGGGTATATCTCGATAAAAGTGTTCCATTGTAATTCCTTAAAAATATTGTATGTTAATTCTCATGGGATAGTTTATTTCTAAACGCTCATGTGATTCGTTTTTGCGTGGCTCTAGCATCATTGTTTTACCTAAACATAGACACAGAGCACTAGGACCACCCATACTGGTAATCATTAGCTCGCTTCCTTGAATTACGCGGGCTAATTCCATCCAGTCTGGTGTATGATAGTAAGGTACTCGGACCTTAAATGTATTTTCAAAATAGTCATGATCACTTTCACTACCGACAAACACGGCCTGTTCAACTAGTCCTCGATCTATAAAATTTTGCCAGGTTGGGCTTTTTACAGGATTACCTTCCTGATAATTAGGACTACGATGAATTACAATAGGACGCCCGGGAAATCTGCGTTCTTCTCGACATTCCATCCAGGGTAACATCTGTAATTCTTTAGAATGTTTTTGTGGATCTATTCCAGCGGCTAGTGCATATTGATTGCTAAAGTTCCTTGGAAAAAATCCTGTTTCTAAATGATCATAAGCATCTTCTAATTCAATGTCAATGTCTTCACCGTTCCATATTTTGAAATCGGTGATGTATTTTTGATGTAGAATTAGCTCACGCATCACCTCATAATCTTCCTCGGTCATACGACCTTCATGACGATTACCTTTATTACTCCATCCTAGTTTACTGTTTATTACATGCTCTAGATTGTTTAACTTAAGATAAAATTCACCTTGGCCTACTATCTTAGGAATTACCAGAGAACAAAATGTATCTCCAGTTGTTCCCGAATGTGAAAATGTTGTCATTTATTTGCCTTTAATATTGTTCATTTTCTCTATAGAGATTTTCTACATGGAATACCGCGTCTGGAATGATCATATGACTCCATTTGTCTAGATTTTCATAGATGCATTTAGGAAAATATTCATCGACTACAACATATTCAAACCGTTCGTTGTGTTTGCTGTCAATGCCCTCATGCCCATACTTGTTTCTAATCATCCACGCAATATTGTACTCGTCAACAATCTTTGGAACATTTTGTTCTGTGTGAGCAAAACTCTTGATCTTGTTAACACAATGATCTTCATTACCAAAGTAAGTGAAGTGCCAACCGCCGTGATGTACAGATACTGTATTTGCTGGTTTAGGATTCCAATAGAAAGAGTATTCACGCTCCTGCTGAGGATTAGTCCACACACGACCTCTAGTAGCAATAATAGCAGGATGACTACTAGGGTGCTGTATCTTCATGTAATTGATTTTATAATTAAACTGTGCAATGTAGATAATGTATCTATCATAGTCATTCTCATCATCTCTAATCATTTCAATCATATCAGCACGAGGAATTTCATCACAGTCACTGATGATCACTAGGTCCTCTGGTTGAATATCATCTAATTGTTTGTATGCGGCATAACGCTGATACTTTTCACGTACCCAGGTATCATCTATCTGATTAGGGAATACTTCACGTTGGGTTTCAATGCTGTCATCTAGTTTAATATGACGTATCTTCGACATATAAGGTGCAAAGCGTTCTTTGTTGTTTTCAAAGAAATATTCTTTAGAACTTCCTACAAATGTTGTGTTGGCTTCGACTAATACAAAGTAATCAACGACATCCCAAAGTTCTTGCAGTCTAATTTCTAAAATTTCAAATTCATTATAAAAACTAAAACAATCGTAGACTTTCATTATTGTGAAACCTCTTCTGGATAGAATTCATAGATTGAAACAGTAGCATTAGGAATAATCAGATCTTTGTATTTTTCTTGATTTTCTACAACACACTTTGGAAAGTAGTCATCTAATAAAATGTGCTCAAACTTTTCAATGTCTTTGGAATTGGGTCCGCATTTTTCTGCAATCATGCGATCAATACTGAATACATCAACAATCTCAGGGATGTTTTGTTCAGTGTGTGCAAAGTTCTGTAGTTTGTGTACAGCATTACGATCATCACCTAGATAACTAAAATGCCAACCTGCGTGGTCAAGATAAACAACGTCCGGTGCTGGGGGCAACCAAGCATGTGTATAGTCACGCTCACGTTCTGGATTAGTGAATACATGTCCTCGAGTTACAATCATTTGTTGATTGATCACAGGTTGATACCATTTAAGGAAATTAAATTTATAACGGAATAATGGAACACGTAGAACATAACGTTCATACATGTTTTCGTCTTCTTTGATAAGTTCAATGATGTCGGCACGTGGTATCTCATCCAGGTCACTGATGATAACTAGATCATCATTGGTCATATCTGTCAATCCTCTACGTAATGCATCACGTTGGAATTTCTCACGTACCCAACTATTTTCAGTCACAGGAAAATCTTCAATTTGTAAATAACGAATCTTGTCGGCAAACTTAGCAAACCGATCCATGTTAGGCCCTAATATCCAGTCTTTGGGCTTGCCGCTGTGACTCATATTAGCCTCAGCAATAACAAAATAATCTACAACATCATATAACTCTTCGAGTCGTACTTCTAGTAGATCTAATTCATTGAAAAATGTAAAACAGTCGTATACTTTCATTCTTTTATCCATAGTTTAGGAACACTGTTCCATAGTGCGTCAATATCAAAGTAAGGATCCTTGCCGCTTTCATCCATAATGTGAAACCCTAGTCCCGGAATAGGACTAAACAGCATCACATCAGGTTGTTGCCATATTTGATTGATAGAACGATTTTCTACCCAATCTTCTTTGTTGATAGTAAACTTAACCAAATCTTGAAACACACTTCGATATCGTTGATACAATTTAAGGCTGGCTAAACAAGTATAGGTAGTATGTTGTACTGTTCTATAATGTCTGTAAGGTCCTAATAACAGTATACTATGATATATCTCTCTTGTATACCTCCAAACATCATCGTGTGGATTGATGGCAACCAATTTACCTGTGTTGGCTTCAAACTGATCAACACTGGCAATCATATCATTGATAGCTTCAGGCACATGTAAATAATCATCTTCGATATGATACCAAAGATCTCGACATTTGGCCTCAACCTGCTCATAGACTCGTTTCATTGTATGCCCATTACCGGATCCATCCTCAACGGCAATAAACTCTGTGGGGAACTTGCAATGGCTGATGATTTGTCGAATGTCATCAACAGCTTCTGTACTGCTGTGATCATCGAGTACAACGAAATTTATATCATAATCTTTGACTTGATTGATACTGTCCACAAGACTGCTGATGCAGGTTCGAACTAGTTCGTGTTTTGATACAGGTATGTATCTATTGGTGCCACTGGCAGAGTTGATAATAGTACAAGTACGTAGTATAATTAGTAGGTGTCTTTTCATAGGGTTAGTTATAGTAGCACTTATTTAAGCATCAGTAATTTGTCTTGTCAAGAGATCTGAATATAAGTAATTCATAGAAAGGGATTTTATGCCAGTAGCAGGAAACTTTATAGAAAGAGTAAAAAAAGAATTTGGAGATTGGTCTCCCCGAGTAATTTTAGATGTTGGGTCAAGAGACCTTGAAGAAAGTATTCAAATGAGTCAGGCCTGGCCTGATGCAAAAATACTGGCGTTTGAACCAAACCCAGATCAATTCCAAATCTGTTTAGCGGCCAGTAAAAATTATCCTAATATTTCAGTCTATGAATATGCCTGTAGTGACCTTGAAGAAACTGTGACATTTTATCTTGTAGAAGGTAACGTAGGTGCATCATCGATCCTAGAACCCATTCACATGGCCGGTGGTTGGGATAATAATTATCAAGATCGAACATGGAAAGAAGTTCCGGGTATTCAGGCCCGTAGGTTAGATGTTATACTAGAAGAATTAGGTATAGATCGTGTTGATCTTATTTGGATGGACGTGCAGGGAAATGAATTTCGAGCACTAAATGGTCTAGGCAAATATATTGATGATGTTAAAGTAATACATACTGAAGCGGCATTACGTCCTTATTATAAAGGGCATGTAGTAAAAGATGAATTAGAACCTTGGTTAAATCAGCAAGGATTTACTACAGAATTTTTAGATTTGAACGCTCAACAAGAACATCCATATGGTGAGAGTGATATACTTTGTATAAGGAAATAGCATGAGAACCGCCCTACTGCTGTCCGGACATGCACGTTTCTGTGCAGAGTTTGATATGCAACTAAAAAATCTAGTCAACAGTGAAATAGACTGGTATGTAGTGCTGTGGAATTTAAAAAGGTCTGACAACTTTCAACGTAGTAATTACCTGTCCCCTAGTTGGACTGCTACTACTGAAGAAGAAGCACGAACTTTTATCGAACCCAGATTGCCTGCAGGACATAGACTAGTGCATGTGGAATTAGTAGATCCTAGCCATATGCCAAAGATCACTACCCAGTATAAAAACATTGATTGTACTCCGGAAAACTTTTTTGCTGAATACGGAATTTTAAAACTCTGTGATCAGCGTAGACAAGAATCCGGCATAGACTATGACCTAGTTGTACGTTCCAGACCCGATGTTGGTATCGATCCAATGTTGGATTTGAGTCAAATTCGTCAGTATCTATTACGCCAACCCAATGTTATAGTGACTCCTAAAAATCGTAGATCTTGTGGAATAAACACCATCTTTGCTATTGGACTACCAGATACAATTAAAACCTACTGTGAACTAGTTAACCATGTTGATCACTTTAATCTGAACCTCAATGTTAAATTCCACACAGAGCTTATGATTGGTACAATATTAAATGCACAGGGATTGGCCTGGCCGGATACCAATGTTGAGATTTTCCTACGTACACAGGGCACGGGTAGTGACCGTTCAGAAGATGGAGATACTTGGGTTCCAGACTTTGGAAATTGGATTTAATTTTTGTTGTATTTTTACAACACGGGTTGACAAAAGACTAAATAATCTATACAATAGATACATAGGTTATAAAAAGTAACTTATAAATTTCAAGGAAAAATGGAAATAAAAATGCAATCGTTCGCAAGATATCAACAACATAATTGTACAGCCAAACAGGCAGGCTTTATGCCCTCCTATTGGGCTACGATTAACAGTTTGTTATCACTGAACGATCGTACACCAGAAACCGGGGTCCGGGAGGACTTGATGTAAATGTAAGTTTACAAACAAACACTCCAAGGACCCTAGTTAGAAATAACTAGGGTTTTTTGTTTTGTAGGAAAGGAAAAATGAAAATAGACAGTAACAAATTACAACAGGCCGAGTGGTATAGGAAACATGTTTTAACCCCAGAACAGCGTGAAAAACTGTTTAAGGAAAAGTTTGAACGTGCTTTACAATACTGTAAGGCTTTAGAAAAGCAAGAAAAGTCGCTTGAAAAAACGGCCTAGTACAGCAAGATGTAGGTTAGGAAACGAGGTCCTGAGAACGCATCTATAAACAAAGTTCCAAACGGGCGGCGGCGAGGATGGCTTATCTTCTTGTAGATAAAAAAATTCGTCGTATTAAAGCGTATAGAGCTGACATGGGCTGAGATGCCGCAGACTGTATGCTTTAATACACACTCTCCTTACCCCATTGACAGGGGTTGACTTGCATAGCTGGAGAGTGTTATAATTTACGATTGGATGTGTAGGAAAATTGGTAACCCCAGAAGACTATTAACAACAAAAAGTATAAATACAGTATATAAGATGAAAAGGTCATATTATGAACTGTGTTTATTGTGGGAAAGAATGTAAAACTAATGTGAGTCTGGCTCAACATAGCATTCGGTGTAACGATAACCCTAGCAAAATTGTTTGCAAAAGTGGGTTTACAGGCAAAACTCATACGCTCAAAGTTAGAAATTATCTTAGTCAATTAACTAAAGAAAAACATCAACTAGGGCAATTGTGTCCGCCGTCGGGCTTTGCTGGTAAAACACATACAGTAAACACTAAAATGAAAATTTCTAGTGGTATGGTAGGGAATCGAAATGGATTAGGCAGAGGCATTCGCACTGAATACAATGGAATAGTATTTCGGTCAAGTTGGGAAGCAAAAGTGGCAAAATATCTTGACAAACATAGAATTGAATGGAAATATGAAGAAAATTTTTATATGTTAGAGGGAAACAAGTCATATAGGCCGGATTTCTTTATATATCAAAATGACGAGTTAGTAAAACTTATTGAAGTTAAAGGGTATTTCCGTAAAGAAAACAAAGAAAAATACGATATGTTTAGAAAAATGTATAGTGACATTAAAATCGAATTATGGGATAAACAGGTGTTAAAAGAATTACATTTAATCTAAAATTTTGGAGGAACGGCGCAGTTGGAGAGGCGCGGCAGACTGTAAATCTGTTTCCTAAGGATGAGTAGGTTCGAATCTTACTTCCTCCACCAAGATTAGGTCTCAAAGTGTTCATGGACGCACACGAGCCTGTCACGCTCGAAGAAGGGGATCGTTACCCCTTGGGACCGCCAAGTTTATTCTCCAGTAGCTCAGTTGGTAGAGCGTTTGACTGTTAATCAAAATGTCGGTGGATCGTGCCCACCCTGGGGAGCCAAGTTTTTTGTTGGGGATTAGTTAAATGGTATAACAATGGATTTTGATTCCATCGTCATAAGTTCGATTCTTATATCCCCTGCCATGCCCTTATAGCTCAGTTGGTAGAGCAACTGATTTGTAATCAGTAGGTCCTGCGTTCGAATCGTAGTGGGGGCACCAAACATGCAAGTATGGCGGAATAGGTAGACGCCTCAGACTTAAAATCTGATATCTTTATAGGTGTCCCGGTTCGACTCCGGGTACTTGCACCAATGCACTGGCTATCGTATAATGGATAATACACGAGACTTCTAATCTTGTAATGGAAGTTCGATTCTTCCTAGCCGGACCAGAAATAACATATCCGGTTAGCTCAATAGTAGAGCATTCGACTGATAATCGAAAGACAGAGGAGCGTTACCTCTACTGGATACCAAACATATGCGCAGGGAATAGTGTAGTGGTAACACAACTGATTGTGGATCAGTTATCCAGGGTTCGAATCCCGTTCTCCTGCCCAAACAATGCCGCTTTAGCTGATGTGGTCATAGCACCGGTTTGAAGCACCGAGGAACTAGGTTCGATCCCTGGGGGCGGCACCAGATAACACGGCTTCATCCTCTGGTAATATAGTTCTACGATGAAGTTCTTTTAATGCCCCGGTGGACAAATTGGCAAAGTCGTCTCTCTCAAAAGGAGAAGTTTTCTGTGGGTTCAACTCCCGCCCGGGGTACCATTTTTTTAATAAAGGAGAGTCCTATGGACTGTGACAAGAAGATAATGCGGGTATAACTCAATGGTAGAGTAATCGGCTTTTAACCGATAAGTTGGAGGGTTCGAGTCCCCCTGCCCGCACCATATAAAAACACATTACTAAGAGTCCAGGTTCAGAGCGTGGCATAGTGTGTTTCTATATGGTAATATAGCATAGCGGCAAATGCAGTTGCTTCATACGCAACCTATCGTAGGTTCGAGTCCTACTATTACCACCAACAACAACATCGGAGGGTTATCCAGACTGGGTCTGGCACCGCCTTGAAAGCGGATGGACTGCGGAAGCGGTTGGAGTTCGATTCTACCATCCCTCCTCCATAGAGTTGACAACCATTCACAATAAGTATATACTGTATATACGACCGTGAGTGGAATATGGCAGACCTCTGTTTCGGCAGGATGGGGCAAAGTCTTAGACAACGCCTTTGTAGGTTCGAAACCTACCGGTCGTACCAAAGGAGAGTGGGCCGGATGGTAAGGCATCGGATTGCTAATCCGACGATGGTGATGAGCCGTCGAGTGGGTTCGACTCCCACACTCTCCGCCAAGACATTAAGATTTGTTTAATATATAAGACAGTGGAAGTTCATTACCATATAAGTTCCACAATGTTGAATAAATCTTGAATGAACGCCTATGAGGAATTCGGCCTTCTTCTCCAAAATGCACTGTTGAATCAAATGATTGATTTTCTAACAGTAATGGACAGTTATAAACTCCATCGCTGATTTCTCTATAGAGTAGACTTTCAACTATGGGATAATAAAAATATTCTGAATTAGATCTTGAAGGTATATTAAAACTATAGACATTATTAGAAATCCAATGGCGATCTAATAATTTTTTTACATATTCTCTTTTAAATACTGCGGCACATCCGTAGTCATTCCAAGCACGTTCACGAATCTGTATTGATGGTATCTCAAGAATTCCATAATTTTTCATTCCGTCTTCCCAGATGTTGATTCTAACCATTTGAACACATTGCCAATCTTTTGGAAGATTATCTATAAATTCCTGCCAGGTGAAGTTCCATAGATCAACTGTTTCAAAACTAATGTCATCATCACAGAAAAAACCATATTCTTCATCAGTGGTATCATACCATCTCCGCATGGCATTTATATAACTGATATTGTTGCCTTGATGATAATCGCAGTATACCTGACATCGAATTTCGATTTGATCTTTAAAAACATCATACCTATCGGTAAAATATGGAGTACTTTGTAAACCATATTTTTTACATTGATCTTCCATGAACGTCCTACGATCTAATGACTCGTGTAAATTAATGTATGTTACTGTAGGAAAATTTTCTAATTTATTCATAATGTATGTAGTTTATAAGATATTTATAGATTGACAGTTCCTACAAAATAATTTATAAATATTACAGTATTGTAATAAATATAGTGTTATGAGATTCCTAGTCATATTATTGATTATCAGGGCCTCGCAATGCTGGGCCTCCTATGGTTTAGATGAATGTGTCAAAGAGCATAATACTGAAAAGAAAAAATTGTGTATAGCAGTTGCCACATCCAATGCCAATGACTGTGATAAGATTCAAAATCTAGATCTAAAAACAACTTGTATAAAAGAAGTCCGAGATATTAATAGAGAAGCCAATTGGAAAATTCAACCATTGAACAATAAGACTACAACTTTGAGATAAATTACAGAAATATAATAATGACGCTATCGACTAACGGTTAGGTCACCAGGTTTTCATCCTGGCAATCGGGGTTCGATTCCCCGTAGCGTTACCATAAAAAGGCATTGACAGATTATAAAAATTTGTTATACTAATATAATATTATTAGTTGATAGTATTCGAGAGGTATCGTGTATGGACGCATACTCTAGGCGGGCTGGTAGGGCCATCTTCCAGTCCTGAAATAACTCGGGCAATGGCTTATGAGGAGAATCGAACTCCACTCAGAAATTTGCTAAACTTGTAAAGTTTTGAGTACTATCAACTAATGGAAAATGCGGGTGTGTCGTAACTGGTAGCCGAGATGGTTTTAGAAGCCATTGCCGTAAGGTGTGTGAGTTCGAGTCTCACCGCCCGCACCAAATTTGTAAACGAAATGAGAGGTCAAGGCGTTATATATGTATATGCATACTTCAGGAGAATCGCATGTCATATCAAGATGTTATCGCTCAAATTAAAGAACTGTTAGAGAGAAATTTAGATTCTAGTGAAATTGCTCATCGATTGCGTTTAGACTTACAGCAGGTCAACAAAATAATAGCAACTTTATAGATACCGCAGAGCATTTTAATAACCCAAGGAAAACAATGAAATCAATTACCCGACACAATGTGAATACAGATAAATGCGTAGAAAATATTGGCAGTAGATTTGATCTAGTGCTAGTGGCCGCATTGCGTGTTCGAGAATTAAAGCGTGGACATCGTTCACTATTAAATACTGCTACAAAGAACGGCACTACTATTACTGCGCTGGCAGAAATTGAAGCAGGCCTAGTAGGCAGAGATTATTTGAGGAAAATATGAGTAAAGGAAGTCGTCCAAGACCATATAGTGTTAGTCTAGATCAATTTAGTCAAAACTACGATTCAATATTTGGAAAGAATAAAATGCAGGTAAGAGTACAAGAAGATACAAGTAAAATCGGATCATGCGGTTGTGGCCGTAGCCCAGATGGTAAATGCTGTGGCTGGCACGGTTTGTCAGAAGAAGCCTACGAACAAGCATTGGAAAAATACCTAACCAATCAACAAGATAAAACTGGTAAAGCAGTATAAAGTTTGCGGGATTAGTTTAATGGTAGAACAGCAGATTTCCAATCTCCTGGCGGGAGTTCGATTCTCCCATCCCGCTAGAAAATCATTATGAAAGAAAAATTCATCAAAGCATATATGGATACAGCAAAGAGATTTGCTGAACTAAGTCATGCTCGCAGGCTCCATGTTGGTGCCATTGTTGTTAAGAATGATAGGATCATCAGTATCGGATATAACGGTATGCCCGCAGGTTGGGATAACGACTGTGAAGACCAGATTTATGCAGATGACGGATTTCACATTACCTTAACAACCAAACCAGAGGTACTTCATGCAGAAAGAAATGCATTGGATAAACTGGCCCGTGGCTCAGAAGGTGGTGATGGTGCTGATATGTTTATCACTCATTCACCTTGCCTGGAATGTGCAAAAAGTATTTTAGGTGCTGGCATCAAACGAGTTTGGTTTGGTGAACAGTACAGAGACGATTCAGGCTTGACATTCTTAAAGAAGTCAGGTATAATCGTTGAACAAGTTTAATCTCCGGTTCGCCTAATCTGGTTATGGCACTTGGTTTGGGACCAAGAATAATGTGAGTTCAAATCCCACACTGGAGACCAATATTAAAGGAAAATGTAAATGCAAGTAAGAGCAAGTCATATTTTAGTGCCAACATTGGCAGAAGCAGTAAATCTGCAAGAACAGATCACAGCGGGTGCTGATTTTGGTGCCCTGGCAAAAACACACAGCAAGTGCCCTAGTGGCCAGAATGGTGGAGACCTTGGACCATTTGGTCGTGGCATGATGGTCAAGCCTTTTGAAGATGCGGCATTTGGTTCCGATGTTGGTACAGTGGTTGGCCCAGTACAAACACAATTTGGCTATCACTTAGTCAAGCGTACAGCGTAAATTTATCGCAGAGTGGAGAAGTAGTATCTCGTTAGGCTCATAACCTGAAGATCGGTGGTGCGATTCCACCCTCTGCATCCAATATAATAAAAAAAATGAAACTCAATGTTGTCCTACGTACCTGCGATCGTGCAAGTCTGCAAAGTGATCGTATAGTACCTAAAAATCAGTGTGTATGGCGGTGTTTAAAGTCATTGTCTAACTCATTAGAACTTAGTGGACAAGAGTTTCAGTTACATATTGTAGATGATAATTCTAGTCAAGAAACTGTAGATAAAATACAGACTATTGCACCTGCGGGGACTACATTTGATTTTTTACCTGCAAGAGATCAAGAGCATCTTAATCCTAAACAACGGTCTAGGTATTCAGTGGGTGTTGCTTACAAATATATGTATGCGCTACCACAGGATGAATTAGTTTATACCGTTGAGGATGATTACCTGCATTATCCTGATGCTATATCAAAAATGATCAAAGCCTGGAAATCTTTCAGTGAACTCGATCCTAGTATCAGTATAGGAATATTTCCGCAGGACTTTAATCAGTTGTATCCGCACAAAGATAATCCGTTTAATTCTACATATGTTAAGCCGTGTATTGTTATTCCGGGACCAGATCGTTATTATCGTACTACTTGGTTTACGCATGAGTCATTTATGATAACCACAAACCTTTTAAATCAGTACAAAAAAGATTTTAATCGATTGATGAATATAGGTACTGTCGAGGGTGCATGGGAAGGTAGTAGTCTATCCAGTGTTTGGACAAGTCCTGATGTTGCTATGATGATGCCGATTGGTACTCATGCGATACATCTAGGCAGCAAAAAAGATATCAGTTTCTTTGTCACAGACTGGGAACAACTATGGGAAGATAACCGAGTATGAAGTATTTGGTAGTAGGTGCAGGATTTGCCGGTGCAACTGTAGCACGAATGTTGGCCGACCGGGGACATGACATTATTGTTATAGACCAAAGAAATCACATAGGTGGTAATGCCTATGACTATCTCAATGAACACGGTATAAGGATACACAAATATGGTCCTCATCTGTTTCATACCAGCAATAAAAAAGTCTATGATTGGTTGAGTAAATTCACACGGTGGACTCCTTTTGAACATCATATTTTAGCACTGTTGTCTGATGGGTCTTATGTGCCCTGGCCTGCTAATTTGAACACACTAGATCGTGTACCAGAATCCAAGTACATTGAAACATTTATCAAACCTTATTCTACAAAGATGTGGGGAGAATACTTTGATCAGTTAGATCCAGAAGTTCTAAACAGAGTAAAAATCAATAGAGATCGTGAGGACCGATGTTTTAGAGATGACTATCAAGTTATTCCCACACACGGTTACGAAGCAATGTTTGCTAATATATTTGATTCGCCTAGAATACAGGTACAATTAGAAACACCATTTGATAAAATCATGGAGGCAGAGTTTGACCATGTATTCAACAGTATGGCCATAGATGACTATTATGATCAGTGTTATGGTCCTCTTCCATATCGTTCGATAAAGTTTCATCACTATAGTTTGCCAATACCCAAAGTACAGCCATCACCTACTGTTAATTTTACTAATAACAGTCCTTACACTAGATCTACTGAATGGAAGAATATAGCAGAACATGGGATCAACCCTTATTGGACATCGATCACTGTAGAAGAACCCTGTGATCCCTATGAAGTAAATAATGAAAAATATTATCCTGTGCTAACACAGGCCAACAAAGAGTTACATAAAAAATATCAATCAATAGTCAATGACCGAGTTACGTTTATTGGTAGGTGCGGAAACTATGTTTATCTAGACATGCATCAAGCAATTTCGTCAGCAATGGCCACTGTTGAATATTTTATAAAAGCCTCGTTAGTTTAATGGTAGAACTCCGTCTTTACACGGCGGTTACGGCAGTTCGATTCTGTCACGAGGTACCAGTTTTAGGGCCATTAGTATAATGGTAGTGCGATGGTCTCCAACACCATTAGCGGAGGTTCGATTCCTTCATGGCCCGCCAAACAATGTAGGTGTGTCCCGAAAGGCTAGGGGACTGATTGCAAACCAGTGTTATGCAGGTTCGATTCCTGTCACCTACTCCACATTAAATAGTCTGATAATAATATACAAGGAATAGATATGATAACACTTATTTGGCAGACGGATTATCCTTCATGTTGGGAGCCTGAGTGGATAGAATATATATTTTCAAAAACTCCGCATAATACTCTTATCGATCCTAATCAAGAACAATGTATCGATAACAGTTATATAATTTATAACCATCATGTAAATATTGTACCCTATATAGAAAAGATGGTTCAACAAAATATAAACTTTGGACTCATACACCTTAGTGACGAATGGGAGAAAGATCCAACAGATCATTATAAATTTGCCAAGGTAGTTTTAAAAAATTACTACAGAAATATCAATGCTAATAATGTTGTATTTTTTCCATTAGGATGGTCAATGACTTTTCCAAGCACACTTCCTATCAAATCTACATGGGATCGAGAATACACGTGGAGTTTTAGTGGGACAATTGCTAGTCCTAAAAGAGTAGACATGGTAAACTCTATGATTAATGTTCCTAATGGAATGCACTGGTTTCGACATCCCTGGGAAGATTGGGGAGGACCTAATAAACATGCGCTAACTCCTGCACAGATGGCTGAATTTTACAATAACAGTTTATTTGTTCCATGTCCTACAGGAAATTATAATATAGATAGTTTTCGGGTTACAGAAGCTCTACAGATGGGGGCATTACCTATTGTAGAAAAAAGTGATTATTGGGCTAACCTTTATGGTGAGGACCATCCCTTAATAGAGGTAGAAACTTGGAATGATGCACCTGGAACAATTAAGCACCTGATGTCTAATATGCGATCACTCGATATACAGCGAGTACTTGCTTATACTTGGTGGATAAGATATTCAAACAACCTAAAAAATAAGATCACCAATCTTTTATAGTTAAATAAAATATCGCGGGTATGGTGAAATGGTATCTCAGGACCTTGCCAAGGTTCGGTTGCGAGTTCGATTCTCGCTACCCGCTCCATAATTATTATTCATGAATAAAACACATAACTTCCCATCAATTAACTGCACAAGTCTACGAGAAAGCTACGATCGTAGAGCATTTATAGAAGCACAGTGTTTGGTCTATGGAATCAATAGAGCTAATTTTTATATTACAGATCGCTTTGTTGATATTAAAGATAACTTTGAGATCTCTGGAATATATGCATATAGTGTTGAAGCCCAAACTGGAACCATTGTATCTCATATAAACATGTTGAGAAATTGGTACAACTCCTGCAATGAACCCTATGCAATATTCTGCGAGGACGATATTAGCCTTGAAAGTATACCCTATTGGAACTTTACGTGGTCAGAGTTTATGGATAATTTGCCTGCTGATTGGGAGTGTGTTCAATTGATGCGTATAGAAAGTCCATTCAAGGGAGAGACTATACAATTAAAAGTAGAGCCACGGGCCTGGTGGTGGTGGGGAGCACATGGGTTAATGCGTAGATCTTATGTGAAAAAAATATTAGATAACGTAGTAATAGGTGCTAATGGGTATAAATTAGAAATAGGTGATCTACAACCACTTGTTGAAAATATATTATTTTCAAATTATAATGGTATAGTCTATAATTTTCCTATGTTGGTCGAGCACGAAAAATTTGCTACAACTTACTATGAGAAAGGAAACGACCTTGAACATCGAATGTCTCATAGATATGTTTTAGATCTTTGGAGAACGCAAGGATCAACTCTAAGCATACAAAATATCAAACATGGTTAAAAAAGCAGTTATTATAACTAGTTGCATAGAAGTTGATAATAATTATCCATTAACATATAGTATAAAAAGAACAGCTTTTAGTAGTAATGAACGATGGAGACAAACGCTGGGTTCTATTGCATCAATTGATCTTGCCTTAGGCAAAGATGATGTTACAATTTATCTAGTTGATGCTAGCGAAAACTATAATGAATATGCATCATTACTTACATATCAATCAAATTTAAAATTTATAAGCATCAAAAAAGAGTTTCCTGAAATATTTGATATAGTAAGAAAACATCCAAATAAAACATTCTGTGAGTGTACCGTTCTTAAAAACTTTATCAGAAAGTATCAACCAGAATTAATGTTACACGACTTTATTTTTAAGTTTAGTGGTCGATACTTTTTAGACAGTAGTTTTAGTATAGATTATATTAATAACCAAAATACTGACAATATATTTTTTAAAAAACCGATGTGTTATGACTGGAGTGATCAGTGGAACTATCAAATGGTCGATCTAAGAATACAACAAGGTAATAATAAACTTTATCAATACAGTACTGTATTATTTGGATTTGGAAGTCAGCAATTAAACAACATATTGGATATAATTGGTAAAATTGTTGATTTACTTTTGGATCCAAAGATGTTACACTATGATATGGAGACGTTAATTTACTTCTACACTAGATCATTAAAAGATAATATTGTAGAAACAGATTGGCTTGTTTATGGTTTTCACGGCGCCGATGGCCGTTTTGTAAGGTATTAAAAAATGGCACGTTGTTATCAGTTAATTGGAATACCTGGAGCAGGTAAAACTACTTGGGTCAATAATCAAGACTGGGCCAAAGAATGTGCCTATATATCTACAGACATTTGGGTAGAGTTAGAAGCTGAACGCCAGGGTAAAACTTATTCAGAAGTGTTTGAGGATTATATGCCTAAAGCTGTAAACATAATGTCAGCCCAGGTTGTTGATGCTCGAACTCAGGACAAGGACATTATTTGGGATCAAACTAGTACTACAATTGCTAGTCGTGCAAAAAAGTTTAATATGCTTCCTAATTATGAACATATTGCTGTGGTATTTCGATGCCCGGATGTAGATGATTTGCCTCGTAGATTATTAAGTCGTCCGGGAAAACTGATTCCTGTAGATGTTCTGCATGACATGATTAAGAATTTTGAAGTGCCCACTGAGGAAGAAGGCTTTAAGGAGATATGGTATGCCTAGTGTATTTTTAGTATCAGACACACACTTCGGTCACACAGGTGTATGTCGTTTCACACGTAACGATGGTGTTACAAAATTACGTCCATGGGACTCAGCCGAGGAAATGGACGAAGCAATGGTTAAGGCGTGGAACGAACGGGTAAAGCCCACTGACAAAATCTACCACTTGGGAGATGTTGTCATCAATCGTCGAGCGTTAAGTATTATGTCGAGATTAAACGGCGACAAAGTTTTGATTCGTGGTAATCACGATATCTTTAAGGACGAGGACTATCGTCAATACTTTAGAGAATTACGGGCCTACCATGTGATGAATGGACTTATTTTAAGTCATATTCCTGTTCATGAAGCAAGCCTTGGTAGGTTTGGCTGCTCAATACATGGGCATTTGCATGCCAATCGTGTTATGAAGGCGAGAGGTGTTGATGCTCGAACTGGTGAAATCTTATACAGCGATGAGATTGATCCTCGTTATTATAATGTATCAGTTGAACAAACTGACTTTGCACCTATCCTTTTTGAGGATGTTTTGAAAAAAATCAAAGAGCAAGGAGGACAGGTAGGATTTAGGAACGGTAACGGACCTACAATGTAAAATAGGACCTACGGGTCCTATTTTTTTGACTAATTATTATTATGACTACATTACATATTTTATCTAACCCTTATGGTCCGGTTAACCTTAATAACAGATCAGATCCTTTTAGTGTTGCCGCAGTTAAATTTATAAAATACATGACCTCATACGGTTGGGACTGTGTGCATTACAGTGTAGTAGGTGCAGATGTACCTTGCGAAACTATCCAATGTTTAGATGTAATAACCGATGATAAAGACTTAAATGTATCAAGCTATAATCTAACAGCTGGACAAGCAATTCATAGAAGAAAATCTTCCGGCGATATGATAGTATGTTTTCATGGCATAGAAAATCGAGGTGCATGTGATCTTAATCCTGATCTAAGAGCAGTCGAGCCAAGCATAGGGTATGATTCTACTGCTGTATTTGCTCCATATCGAGCGTTTGTTAGTTATGCACAGATGCATATGTACTACGGAACTCGAGGTATGTTAATGACGCCTAGTTGGTTTGATACAGTAATTTATAATGCCATCGACAGTACAGAATTTGATTTTAATCAAAACAAAGATGATTACTTTCTTTGTTTCGGTAGAATTATTTCAACCAAAGGAATAGATCTAGCCATACAGGCCACAGAAGCTACAGGATCTCGATTGATTATTGCAGGATCAGGATCCTTAAAGGACCTAGGATATACCACTACTCCCAAACACGTAGAAGTGTTAGGTATACAAAATGCGGAACAGAGGCGTCAACTAATGAGTCGAGCCCGAGCTATTATGGGATTAACCTATTATGTTGAACCATTTGGCAATATGGTTGTGGAAGGCCTAATGAGTGGCACTCCGGCAATTACAACAGATTGGGGCGGGTTTACTGAAACTGTACAAGAAGGTATAACAGGATTTCGTTGTAGAGAATTCCAAGATGTAGTCCGTGCCATAGAAAATATTGATAACATCGATCCGCTGAGTTGCAGAAGTTGGGCATTTTCCAATTGTGACGATACCATAGTTCATCCACAATTCGATCGATGGTTTCGAAAGTTAGAAGCACATGATTTTTATAGAAAATGAGTTAAGTGCGTAGTTAATTGGACAAATACACCGTAAAAGTTGAGTTAATCAAACTGTAATGTACAATATTATAAATATTTGTACATAAAGGGTTTATATGTTTGATTGGTCTAATTTAGAGCGAAACAGTATAATCAATATGTTGATGGAAATGTCTTCATCAATCTGCAATAAACCTATCTCCCCAACTACTTTCCATGATACTTTAACTCGTTATATTAGAAAACTGTGGCCGGTGATTACCGTACAAGAATGGGATCCAAAAGTCAAAACTCATATAGTATTTGTTGGTGGAGTGTATTACAGCGACAAAGACGAAGACAATAAAAAATGTATCGAATTAACATTTGTCTATAATCCAAACGTAAAAAAAATCAAAGTGGGTTTGAGAAAATTCCGCACTATTTGTGGGGTTATTGCTGATACTTTATTGCATGAGATCATACATATGCGTCAATATCGCCGTAGAGATTTTAAACAGTTGCCAGAGTATGCAAGTTCGGCATCGAGTAGCAAGCTCAGAGAAGAACAAAGTTATCTAGGGTGTACCGATGAAATTGATGCCTATGGATTTAATATAGCCTGTGAGCTATTGGAAAAATTTAGAGGTGATTGGAATCAATCGATTAAATTCATGGGACGAGATCTTAAGGGCAGTCAAATTCGCGGCGGTTGTTGGAAAATGTATCTCAAAGCGTTTAAACATGATCACAACCATGAAATAATAAGAAAATTAAAAAAGAAAGTTATTAGATATTTGCCAAGAGCAGAAGATGGCAAACCTTTCAAAAGTCGTGACTGGATCTGTCATTGACCTTTAAATAACACTATGTTATCATAGTGTATATGAAATTACCTATGCCCGGTACCTTAGGTGGTGCCAAAATAATCTTTAGTCAATCTATGAAATTAAATCTTCCTAAAATTGGAATCGTCGGTCTAGGATTCGTCGGCGGTGCTATAAAAGAATCTATGACATTTTCTGATCATGAACTTGTAATTGTAGATCCTGCCAAAGGCTACACAAACACCTACCAAGACCTAGCCGACTGCGATGGAGTATTTGTCTGTGTTCCAAGTCCACAAGGAGATGATGGAAGTTGTGATACAAGTATCCTCGAAAGTGTATTACAGAATTTACAGTCTATAGGTTATACTGGAGTTATTATCAGTAAGTGTACTGCACCTCCCGATGTCTATGAGCAGTTAAATGATCAATATCCTAATCTTATTCATGCACCAGAATTCTTAACTGCCGCAAAAGCAAATTCAGATTACGCTAATGGTACCTTTGCCATTATAGGTGGCAAGGTTCGTGCCTATGTTTATGAAGCAGAACGCATCATTCGGCTAGGCCAACAGAATTTAGGGAACAATGTAAAATATTGTAGTATAGGTGAAGCCGCATTGTCCAAATATACCATCAATTGTTTTATGAGTACCAAGGTTATTTTTATGAACGAAATATATAATCTTGCAATAAAGATGGGATTTGACTACGATACCATTGCCGATATGGTAAAAATGGATAAAAGATTTGGCACAAGTCACATGCTAGTTCCAGGACCAGATGGATCATTTGGTTTTGGTGGAGCGTGTTTTCCTAAAGACACTTCAGCATTACTAAAGATTGCAGAACAACAAAGTATTGATATGTCGGTATTAAATGCCGCGGTAAGAAAAAACACACTATTAAGGTTGACCTAACCTAAATAAATGTGTATTATAAACAAATGACATCCACGTCATAAACTCGGAGAATAAAAAATTGAAAACAACTGAAAAATTTATTGAAGATGAAAAAGCTGAACCTGCGGAATTTGTCAAGGACGAATATGTTCCTATTACAAAAACTGTTTACCTAAAAGCTGGTGCTGATATGTCAGACAAAGGCTATGAAGAATCAAGTCTAGCAAACGTAATTCGTTTTAAAATGAAGCGTGATGGTAAAAGATTCTGGGCTAACGATAATGTTAGCGAATATCTAAGCGAAAATAATAAAGAAGAATTGATTAATAATGCAACAGAAGCATTTGAAAAAGTATTAGATGCACTATTGATTGATAGAGAAACTGATCCTAGTAGTAAAGGTACTGCTCGTAGATTAGCAAAAATGTACATTAATGAGGTAATGAGTGGAAGATATGACCCAGCCCCAGACGCAACAGCGTTTCCAAATGACTCGGAGGACCGCTACGAAGGTATGTTGGTTGTTCGCAGTGAGCTTCGCAGTATGTGTAGCCATCATCACCAACCCGTATCTGGTGTTGCTTATATTGGTATTATTGCCGCACAGAAACTCATCGGACTCTCAAAGTATTCCAGAATTGCCCAATGGTGTGCCAGACGAGGTACTCTCCAGGAGGAACTTTGTAATGACATTGCTAAAGAAATAGGCAAGGCCACAGGGGCAACAGATCTAGGAGTTTATATTCAAATGACTCACGGATGTTGTGAGAATAGGGGAATTATGGCACACTCTAGTCTAACGCAAACTACCGTACTTAAAGGAGCCTTCAATACAGATGGCAATACGAAGAAAGAGTTTTTTGATAATATTAAATTGCAACAAGAGTTTGCACCAAGGTAAAGAAGAATTGAGCATATTGACCATTGACTTGAATCAAGTGTTCTGCTATAATAAAACATCTAAGGATAAAAATGAAAAACAAAGGTAAACTTAATATTCCAAATCGCCAGGCTGTAGCAGCCGCTACTCAACGAGCAGCCACTACTCCTTCCCAACCACAAGCAGGAGGCAAACGCCCTAGCATTATGATTGCTGTCCCAGCAATGGAAATGGTCAATGCAGAATTTGCACAGCATTTGGCCATGGCTGCCGCTAACATGGTAGCCAATGGTATCAAGATCAATTGTGCATTCAATATCGGATCAGTGATCACTATTGCAAGACGTAATTTAGTTGACATTTTCCTTAAGAGTGACTTTGATTACATCTTCTGGGTCGACAGTGATATGAAATTTCCTATTGATGCTCCAGTAAGATTGTTGGCTCGCAATAAAGATATTGTCGGTGCTAATTATCGTAGACGCCGTTTTCCAAATCCTAACTTTACTGGTATGAGTGGTAAGCCAGGAACATTTGTAGAATTCCATACCACAGATAATTCACCAGCAATGGAATTGATTGATGTCCTACCACATGGCCTGGTCTTGTGCAAACGTGAAGTATATGAAAAAATTCCACACCCTCACTATCTTCAAGAGTATGTTCCGGAACTCAATCTCGAAATTGGTGAAGATATTTTCTTCTGTCAGCAAGCTCAAAAAGCTGGATATGAGATTTGGTGTGATCAAGAACTGAGCAGAGAAGTAGCGCATATTGGAATTTTCCACTTTAACTACAATCTATCAGTGCCAAAATAACCCTGAAAGGTTCCCCATGTTGTTTGAAAGCATAGAAATTCGTAAAGTACGTAATGGTGTTATAGTAACCCTGCGTACCGACGAAGATGAAGACCAAGAGTATGTTTATGACTCTGATCGTAAAGCAATTAAGTTTGTCAAAGACTTATTGGAAACCCAAACTAAAGAGCAAGCTCAGGCTTGATATAAATTATGAAAGTTAAAAAAGAATACAACATTGGGGATGCCGTTTGGGTATACGGAATTGCAAGATTAAATAATAAATTAATTCGCGGTGAAGTTATACATAGTTTTACTCTAGAACATGCTGGATATAACGATGAACCTCACTATGTTATTGCTATTCCAAACGAAATTGAACCTCTATTAGAGATACGCACATGGCACAATATCAGTCAAGATAGTAGAGGGCCAGTTGGTTCATTTAGAAATGAGATCTCAAAAGAGAACATGGATGCCGTAGATAAAAAATTAAGTCAACTAGGCCTGAATCTTGATGACGATAATCACTATGACGATGAACCAGATCCTACTCCAGAACAAATTCATGCCGCACTGGAAAATAGTAAAAAAGCAGGCGTACATGGTCCGTTGATCATCAAGGAAAATAAACCTACCAGGCGTAGAAACTTTTCCAGAAAGAAAAAACGTGAGCCACAATCCTGAATTTAATATTTGGCGTTCAGCAATAGAAACAATACATCCCGACATTGATCAACTAACTGGAATTATGGCAGCTGGTTCAAAAGTCATGCCAGAATTAACTCGCAAGGGACGAGGTTGGCAAATACAATTGGTAGAAGTTTGGAACGTAGATAATAATCCTCCTATGATCTTTAGGAGCTCCCAATTAGATACACATGTAATTTGGGCCACTGAGCAATTAGAATCCTGGCCTAAAGTTAAAAGAATGGCTTGGGACATGTGGCAATTTTCCTCCAAACGAGATGCTGAAAAGTTTATTACGTTGTATAATATAGTATGGCCGCAGTAAGATATACAGTTGAAGATGATTCCGTGAAAACAATTCACAAAGTTGTTGTGCATAGGATTAGAATGGGTGATGTAGAAGATCCAGATCTGTATGTAGCGGAACCAATATGGCAGTGGCAAAATAGTGATCAAGGTAAGTTTGTTATGGAAAATGCGGTTAGCCAACCCGAATGGCATCGCTATAATTCCATGTTTGACTTTGGTTTGACCTACGTGATAATGGCAGAATTAGACAGTAAAAAACTTGCAGAATTTTATTTAAGATGGGGTAATCCAAATGGAAGTGACACGACATAGCGATAAGTGTATAGTAAAACAAGAAAAGACTTCTAAGACCGTAGAAGCCGAAGTATTTGATTTTAATGAAGGTCGTAGCCTTACAGTGGTATTAAATAAAAGTGTTAAACTTCCCATGATATGGAATGGCAAAATGTACGAAGGCAAAATGGCCGGTATTGATTTTATCAGCGACGGACCTACCATAAGTAAAACAAAAACAGGAAGAGGATAATATGGAATTTAAAATTGGTGACAAAGTAGAAAAGACTAGTGGCTACAAATGGCCGGGTATTGTTGTAGCAGTATTTGACACCTTATCAGGTGAGCGTAGACTTGTTGTAGAATGTACAGTACCAGAAATTGCAGGTGCACTACATATCTACAACGAGAAACAATTAACATTGGTAGACTAATATGAATGTGTTTAGAGATATGGAAAAATTTATGCGGGCTTGTGACCAAAGCGTCGACGGCGATGAAAAACAATATGCTATGTATATCAAACTCATCAACGAAGAGCATCAAGAGTTGCTCGAAGCTACATTGGCTGAGGATTCTGTTGAACAGTTAGATGCCCTAATTGATATACTAGTTGTTACTATTGGTGCTATCCATTCAGCAGGTTACGATGCAGAAGGTGCTTGGAAAGAAGTTATGCAGACTAACTTTGCTAAGATTGATAAGGAAACTGGCAAGGTTCGCAAGCGTGAAGATGGGAAAGTTTTAAAACCGTTGGGGTGGGTACCACCCAATCTAACACCGTTTATTGGAAAATAAAATGAGATCAACATACTGGAGTTGTACAAAATTTGCAGACTGGCTGAGAGGCACAGAAAAACTCAGTGCGGCTACTAGTGAAGAATGGAATGAATGGCATACCTCAGCTAAGATGCGTCACAGTTTCCGTTATTGGTTAGCTGAAGAAGCATTGGATGCTATTCAAGGTTTTTTATATTACCCTGTGGATTGTCTAAATGACATTAGATATTATATTAATAATCGTTGGATATCTCGCTCTCACAGTCTCACTGCTCACCCTAAGGACATTAAACCAGGATCTTGGGCTGATGTTGGCAATCGTTTCCTTCCTTGCCTTTTTAATGAGTTGGTGGATTTTGTAGAAGTAGAAACAGCATGGCATCATGTAATGTGGGATAGTGAAGCTCGTAAAAAATATGCAGTGCCATGGTGGCGTAGTGGATGGTTACGATTAAGAACTTGGCGGTGTCGTGAAGCTGGTCTTGCACATCTAGACTGGGCTAGTACACTTACAAACAAAGATTTTATTGAAGAAGGTGAGATAGAAGAGCCTACTCATCAAGCCAAGGCTGCCAAAGAGATCATAGCATTGTATTACTGGTGGACAGAGATTTATCCTAATCGTCCAGATCCATATGATGCCAGCGGTTGGACTGCTTATTGCGAACTTAATCGACTACAAAATGGTGGCAAGTTAAGTTGGGATGGTACTAAGGATAGTAAAGCTCTTCGTAAAGCCAGCGACCTAGCCCATAAAGAACTTCGTAAAATTGAAGCGGCACATGCTAAAGAAGAAGAACAAATGATGATTCGTTTAATTAAAATTCGTGAGTCACTGTGGACATGACCAATACTCCTAAAATTAAAGTTACATTTGCTCCTGGATGCTTTGAAGATTTTGAAGGCACTCAAGAAGAACTTGACGAGCTTGTAGAAAGCATCAAAGAGATGTTCAGTGACCCTGAAAAAGTTCTATCTATGTCCACAGATGTCGTCTTAGAAAAAAAGGATAGAGGTTATTTGCAATGACAGATGATTCTAAAAAAGTTTCTTCAAGCCCCGATCGTTATACCTTTCAAAAAGAAGGGTACGTAAAACGCTGTGAGAAAGACGGCAAGTTGCCCAATCCAGCGTACATCAAGATGTATGAGACTTGGCGTGAACAAGAAGCAGAAGAAATTGTAGATCCAGAATGGCAAAAAGACAATATGGAATACGATCTCCGTAGCACTAAATGGATCTGCGACAAAGTCAAGGCCAATGAGAACTATGCTCAAAACTTGTATGCGGCCATGTGTAATATGCAGTTTCAAAAATTGGATGTCGTGCCTATACTAAAGGACCAGCGTTGGTCGTGCTCTTGGCGTAGTGCTGGTGGTATTGTTGCCAATATGCGTGAAAAGGGTGATTACATTGATTGGTACTGTTCGGGTATTGGTGGTCAAGATACCGGATATGGTTTAGACGGAACTGTCCCAAAAAAGGAAGAAGACGGGCGTACTTATGTACCAGAAGGTGCAGTCACAGAAGAGATCCGTGAAGACCTTAAAGCACTAGGTTGGGTTCCCATAGAATGGAAAGATGATAGATGAAGATTGCACTCAGCAAGCGTACTATTTCTAAAAACGGTGGCATCTATGATGCTATTGAAACCGCTTGGTACGAGTATCTCAAAGGACATGAACTTGTGTTTGTTCCAAATAGATTGGACCAAGACTTTGATGCACTTGCTGATTCTGTCGATGGATATATCATTACAGGTGGCGACAACAGGCTTATAAGGCGTAAGACTGAACGCCGAATGACCATTGCTATGATGAAACGGAATAAACCAATTGTAGGTGTTTGCCATGGCTGTTTTCTGCTAACCAAATTCTTAGGCGGAACTTTGGGCCGTAAAGAAGGGCACAGAGACAACGAACACAAAGTCCAATATCACGGGCACGACTATCCAGTCAACAGTTATCATCGTTTTCATATTGAAACACTGCCCAAAAGTGCCCAAATACTAGCCACTGACGAAGACGGGCATTGCGAAGCGTGGCTAGATCACAACATAGCCGGAGTAGTCTGGCATCCAGAACGGTTAGAATCTGGATGGGTTCCCACAGAATTAATGAGATTTTTTGGTAAAACCGACTGTTGACAGGGTGGTCAAATCTCTGTATAATATAACTATTGTACAACACAATAGGAGCAAAAATGACAGCAGTAGCAACCAAAGTTTCTAAAGCACAGGCCGCAAGAGCCTATGCCAAACGAGATCACAGTCCAAAGTGGGATAACTTAGATTTACTGAATGATGAGCAGTATGCGGCCAAATTCCGTGAGGCTATGAAGTATTACAATTTGGAAAGCAGTGGCAAAGAACTCAAACCCAAAGTTATTGATTGGATGGCTCTTAACGACTATTCCAAAGAAGACATTGCGGCATTTAAGAAAACCAAAGATTCTCGTGCTGGATTGACCATGGGTGCTATTGCTAGTTGTTTGTTAAAGGGTATGCCAGATGTGCGTCCAGGTTTTAACAAAGACCGTAGTGCCGTAGAGTGGCTACGCACAGAAATTGCCAATGTGTTGGCTGCAGGTGCTAACGATCTAGAAGAAGTCACAGAAGCCGTAAAGATCAAACAACCAGAACAAATTGTTACTATTCAAGATCGTATCCGTGAACAGGCTGTGACTATGAGTGATGAGTTAGATGCGGCAATTGACAGCTGGATCATGAATCCAGAAGCATTTGATCCCAAAGAATTCAAAGTTGTTAATCTCCTGCGTGGCAAGGGTGCCAAGGCCGCACAGGCTCGCTATATCAAATCCTTTTTCCAGAAAGGTTATGATGAGTTGTTGGAACTGGCCAGTGGTCAAGCAGATGAACAGTTGCGTGAAGGTTACAAGCATAACACTCGTAAGAATGTCAACAAATTGATTGCATTTTATGAAAGTATTGCCACAGCCTGTGAGCAGATTGCCGCAGAAGCCAAAGTACTTAAGAAAGTACGAGCCAAGAAAATCAAACCTGCAGAGGATTTGGTTAAGAAACTTAAATTCCGTGTCAGCGATGACAAGTTGGCTATCACCAGTGTGCCACCTGCACAGATGATCCGTGCACAGGGTGTTGTAGTCTACAATACTAAGAATCGCAAGATTGGATACTATGTCAGTACAACCAGTGAAGGCTTTGGAGTTAAAGGCACAAGCCTAACTAACTTTACTGCCAAAAGCCTGCAAAAGACCCTGCGTAAACCTGCAGAACAATTAAAAGAGTTCAAAGAGCAAAATACGCAAAAACGATTTGAAACTTGGTTTACCAAGAGTGTCAAAACCACTGAGACAGAACTCAATGGTAGATTCAATGAAGATATTGTAATATTAAAAGTGTTTAAGTAAGAAAGGACACATAGTATGTTTAATTTTATTATAGGTATGATATTTGGTATCGTTGTTAGTACAGCAGGTTTCAGTGGTATTGCACACATCTTAGACAAGGGTGTCGAGAGTGTCAAAACACAGACCTCAGAGATGGCAAAATGAACGAACGAATCTATACACTTGCTGAACAAACTGGTGCAACAAGATGGAATGATGAATTGAATGGCAATTCAATTGATTTTTCTCCTGAACAGTTTGAAAAGTTCGCCGAGTTGATTGTAAAAGAATGTATCCAAGTTGGTGGACCAGAAGATTCATATAGAGATGAATGGTTCGAGGCAAAAGCAGATTCAGTGTCAAAGATTAAACAACATTTCGGAGTTGAAGAATGACTAGATATCAAACTGTTTATAAAGAAGTCGAAATCGATGTTGATTTAGCAGACTTTGATGATGAGGAAATTTTAGACGAAATGGAAATTCGTGGTCTTGGCCTTGTTGATAGATCAATTACTACAGAATTACTTGTTACTATTTATCATAAGCGTAGAAATGGTTTAGACTATCAATATGAATTAGATCAACTCATTTATGAAGGTTTAGGTAGAATTATATGAACGAACGAATCAATAAACTATTTGGACAGGCTATGGATCAATCTATACCAGAAACTTGGACTACACTGACCCATTCTCAGTTATCAATACTAAAGGACAAGTTCGCCGAGTTGATTGTTAAAGAATGTTGTGATATTGCTGATCAAGTAGAACGAGCAGACATGGATTCTTATGTGAGCAAATATATTCGAGCACATTTTGGAGTTGAAGAATGAACGAACGAATTCGAGAACTTGTTAAGCAAGCCACTACTATCGAAGAACATAAGTGGGGAGTAAGTTATGATAATTTCAATAAAGAAAAGTTCGCCGAGTTGATTGTTAGGGAATGTGGAGTAGCATTGGCACCTATGTTGCGTGATATGGTTAGTCGTGGACAAGCATTTGATTTGATTAAGAAACATTTCGGAGTTGAATGATGAATCTAACAAATTTTCAAGATGACTTCACGAGAATTAGAAATACCCCAGACCAATACCGGCCTGAAGTTGAGCATAGAGGATTAAAACAAGTAAAGGTTGGTACATGGTTGTTTGGCCTGTTACCAATTTACAGATACGAATTTACCCCTTGGGAAAAGGACCGGCATGAATGAATTTAATTGGGAATCAATCATTGGCACAGCCATTGCTATTGCGGGTATGTTGTTTGCATTGGTGATGGGTTATCTGATTGGTTATAATGATGCTAAGGAGGGCAGATGAACGAACGAATTCAACAACTTGCTGAACAGGCTAGAGAAAAGAAATTTGATTACCGTGCCAGAGAAGGTGAAAGTCATTACATTTATGTATTGAATGAAGAAAAGTTCGCCAAGTTGGTTGTGCGGGAATGTGTTGATACTGCCTTTCATAGAGGTCATCCTGATTTAGAATTTTTGCTGAAACATTTCGGAGTTGAAGAATGAACGAACGAATTCGACAACTTGCTGATGAGGCTGGATTAAATTATCACAACTGGATGACAAATGAATCTAATATAAACGATGGTGATTTTAAGTATCCAAGATTAGAAGATTACAAAAAGTTCGCCGAGTTGATTGTTAGGGAATGTATCACTATTGTGGACGAGCAGAAAGAATGCTTACACGAAGAACAGCAATATTGGCATGACCGAGACTATGGATATGCGTTGGCAGTGGACGATGCCAGCAAGGGTATCAAACAATTTTTCGGAGTTGAAGAATGAACAAAACTATTGAAGCATTTGTTCGAGGATACTTGTTCTTTGACGTTAATGGCAAAAGATTCCTGTTATATCATAGTGCAGTTTCTTATAGGAAAACAATAAATGGAAATTTGTTATTCAAAGGATGGCACATATCCAAAGGATGGCAAGGTTTTTTTGAAAGACTTGGAGTTGAAGAATGAACGAACGAATTAGACAACTTGCTGATGAGGCTACTTCAACTCTCTCCATGAATCATGAAGGTTACAGAGGTAAAGGTTACATAGAACAAGTAGAATATTTTGACAAAGAAAAGTTCGCCGAGTTGATTGTGCGGGAATGTGCCAATCAATGTGATTTATTGTTGGATCATAAAATAAGTTCAGAATGGGCAAGAGGCACACATGATTGCTCAAAAGCGATTAGGAAACATTTCGGAGTTGAAGAATGATTCAAGGGTTCAAACACATAGGTGAAGATCACAAGTGTAATGTATGCAGTTGTGAATTTACCGAAGATGAAGGTGGGGTACTAGGTTACTTTGGTATACTACCTGTGGCTTTTTGCCCCACTTGTTATAGTAGCATGGTAGACATGGTCTCACAAGATTTAGAACTAGGAGAAATAGAATGATTTATTTGGCATCAACTCACAACACAGCAATCACCCCGGTAAATATTGCATCTAATTTAAGGATAGTACAAATCACAGACTTTGCACCTAATACCCCGCCTGCCAACAATATCTTCTTAGCCTATCAAATAGCACAAGGATCACAACCTGGTTCGGCTATTTTAATTAATACTCCATATTACACCGCACCAACAGCCGCTACACCAACATTTGAAAGCATCCTTAAACCACCAGTGCAACCAGTGTACGATGCTAATTATGCTATGTTAGTTGGCACCAATCCATTAGGAGCGATCCTTGGGTATAACGCCCCACTTCTTAATCCTATACATTCATAAAATGAACGAACAAATTAAAGCAGGTAGTAATATCCATGCAGGTGATAGTGGCATAGGAGGCTCATTGATGTGTACTAAATATGGGCATGACACCCAAACAAAGAAAAGCACATCGGATGGCCCATTTGAGAGCATGGCGGGAAACTAAGGATCTTGAAAACTATCCAGAACCATTGTTTCCTGTTACTATGGATTACTATACAAAAGAGATTGTTAGACAAACTTGGATGGAGTGCCTAAAATTGTGCCGAGAGCATCCAAGTTGGACTGCTGGTATGATTGCTAAAGAAATTAAAAATCGGTTTGGCGAAGAATGAAATTAATACATGTTAATTTCAATATTAGATTACCGTTTGAATATTTCAAACATCTAGGATCTGTCCGCGGGCAAGTTAATCAACATCTAAGTTGGGAGTTAGAGCACAGCTATTATGGAGGTGAGTTGATAAACTTTTATTTTAGTTATAGTGCTCAGGAAGATCATGCAGGGTTAAATATCATAGCAGGCATATTTGGTTATGCTATTCATTTCACTGTATACGACAAAAGACATTACCCTTATGAGCCTACACAACATTCAAAAAAATGAACATGGACTATACATCGAAACTGATGGTAGTTTTTTGTTTCCCTTTGGAGAAAGCAATTTTAAACCAGATGATGCAGTTGCACTAAATTATATTGAACACAGTCAGGTTGTAGTAAGTGATGATTCTGTAGAAACTGCGAATCCTTATACAGAAACCTGGCAGGTCAAATACATTGATAGGGAATTAACATTGTCAGAACAAACACCCAAAAAAGAAATAGATACCAGCATAGACACAAGATTTGATAGAGAAATTCCAGACTTAACTTTATGGGCCGCAGTAATATTCACCGCAATGTGGATGGTCTATGTTGATTACATTGTATTGGCAATAAAATGAAAAAATTCCTACTAGGTATAATTGTCGGAACTGCATTTTGGCTAACAATATTAAGTAGTATTGAAATACCAGAATACACTATTGAACATACATGTTCTAAAAATTGGACTTGACATTCTTTGAATATTCCTTTATAATTATATTTTAGGAGTAGATTATGAACATATTCAGAAAAATCATTAATTGGTTTGTAGACTATGACATCCAAATATCTTGGTTCTTGATTGGTTTCACTACATCAATTACTGCTATTTCAATTGAACGCGAGGAATGGAACATAGTAGCAATTAATGCCATTATTCTTGTAGCACTAATTACCACTGAAAGGTTGGGGGTAAAAACAAGATGATCACAATGAAAGAATTCATGGAGTTGGTCGACTACAAGATTACTGAAGGCAGTGATTATATGTGGAGTTGCTACGGCAACCATGCATATCAATTGAGTAGTTGGAATGGACTTCACGACAAAGGTGGTTGGAGTTTCAACATTGTATTCAGTACCAAGAGCCAAAAGGTATTTGAAGTTTCAGTCTGCGACTATACCAACAATCGTGCATATCGGATGATTCACTCTGATAAGATTGAAAAGTTTCAAAAGGAAGCAAAAAATAGGACCAGCAGTCCTAACCAAGCCTGGGATGATGTCGACTTTATAGATTTAGAAGTAGATGATGATTTTATTTCTAAATGTCTAGCTATCAAGGCAGGCGAGCCTTATGATACTCGTGTCGAGATCGAGTTTGACCTAGAAGAAGACCTACAGTTACAGCTTATGAAATTGGCACATGAGCATGATATCACCTTGAATCAAATGATAGAAAAAATATTACAAGAGATGATCAACCGTTCAGAAAATGTCTAATGTAACAGTACCAGTCAATCATCCTACGCCACATGCTGATTATACTAAAAAATATAATCATCAATTGGTATTGGATCAACAAAGACATCATGACGCTCAAGTTGCTACTAAACATTTTCATGAGAAGAATCTATTAAAGTTACAAGAACAAAGAAGAATAGAAAAGAACAGAGAACATAAACACACGGCCGAGAATATACATCTCTATAATCTTAGGAAAAATCATCATGATTACAATGATTATAGATACTTGTTTTATGTTGGCACTAATGTAGATACCTATATATGAAAAAAGAAAACGACGAATACCTATGTAAAGTATACCCAAAGATGATGGTAAACCGTGACAAGCCTATGACTGAGACTGCAATGTGTTGGGGGTTTTCATGTGGTGATGGATGGTTTCAAATTTTGAATCAATTAATGGGTAATATCCAAAGCTATATTGATTGGCAAAATAGAGAAAAAGAAGTTGTACGGCAAGTGACATTAGATCAAGTTAAAGAAAAGTTTGGCACATTGAGATTTTACTATACAGGTGGTGATGACTATATTCGTGGGCTTGTAGCAATGGCAGAAAGTATGAGTGGAGTTATCTGCGAGGAATGTGGTAAACCTGCTACTACCAATTGGCCTACACTTCCCCAAGGAGGATGGGTTAGAACTATGTGTAAAGAACACGGTGGTATTGATTATGATACTCCAGAAGAGGAATTATCCAATGACGCTCCCTGATGAAAGATATCGTGCGGTAATATGGGCTGGCAAGTTTCTTCAGTCTATTGCTGATAAACGAAGTGGTCTCAGTGACGAGATGAAAACTGAAGCTAGAAATATTCTACGACATTATCCCAATGAGTGGGATATGGAAGAAGCGGCAGCAGGTGCTCCTCGTGTCTTTGCCAAGAGAATGGAAGATTTATACAGAATGCTCAAACAATACGAACAGGATAAAAATGACTCAGACTCCTCCAGCAAATAACACAATGTCAGACCTATGGATAGGTATTGGATTTATTATTTTAGGTCTACTTATCTGTTGTAAGTACTTGCCCAAGCAAGATGGCAGAGTGTATAATTGTAGTACGGCGGAAATAAATCCAGACTTTCCTATAGCGGCTAAGATGCAATGTCGTAAACAAATGATTGGAAAATAAATGAAAATTGGACTATCATATAGTCGTTGTGTAAGAGATATTGTCGACGGCACAGTAGACATTAATGATGTACTGGTGGTCATTGCTCGTACAGATTTTGATCCACACGATGATGACCAGTGGGAAGGTATTTGGCAAGGATATCATGACCATTTGGGACTTAGTGCTCCAGAGTGGGCCAGTTATTCAAACGAAGACGAAGATCGGTTTCGTAGTGTTAGTATTGAACTCTGGGAAACAGGCAGGCTACATCAACCTCGTAAGTTTGGGTATCATGTCAGACGCATGCCTTATTATTGGTTAGAGGCAACTCTGCCCAGTGATGAGTTAGAGAAATTCCCCGCTGTTAAAACTGCTTGGGATAACTTCCAGGTAGTTGCAGGTCTAGCAAATATTAAAATGAACAAGGATGCATAATGATTAAAATTTGGCAGTTCTTGTGGCACGGTTGCTGGCATGATTGGAAATTATTCGGCCATGCCCCAATGACTTATAACGAAAAGCCTGCTGGTCAATACTATGTATTTCAATGTAGCAAGTGCAATAGAATAGAAGAAAGAGGTGAAAGCATATGAAGTTTAGGAAAAAACCAGTGGTAATTGATGCAGTACAATTCATTTATACTGAAGAAGGTATTGCTAATCTAAAGGCATTTTGTGGCGGCACAATTGGCAACATTAGCAAAGCTCGTCATCCTACTGCCCTAGGTGAAGCAGAAATTGGCACACTAGAAGATGGGGTCCATTTAACAGTTAAACATATTGCCACAGAAGGTGATTGGATTATTAAGGGTGTGCAGGGCGAGTTCTATGCCTGCAAGCCAGATATTTTTGAAGCAACATACGAAAGTGTAGAATAAATGATTACAGATAATTTAGTACCAATGGTCGTAGAAAAGACCGGCCAAGGTGAGCGTGCCTTTGATATCTACAGTAGATTATTAAATGAACGCATTGTTTTCTTAAATGGCCCAGTAGATGACTACTCTGCTAACTTAGTCATCGCACAGATGCTACATTTAGAGAGTGCCGATTCCGACAAGGATATTAACTTTTACATCAATAGTCCTGGGGGTGTTATTACTGCTGGCATGGGTATCTATGATGTTATGCAGTTTGTCAAACCAGATGTTGCTACCTATGTTATGGGTCAAGCCTGCTCCATGGGTAGTTTCCTAGCACAGGCAGGAGCCAAAGGTAAGCGTTATCTGTTGCCCAACAGTCGTCATATGATACACCAACCATCAGGCGGTGCTAGAGGTATGGCGTCAGATATCGAAATCAGTTACAAAGAGATTATGTTTTGGAAACGTAGGTTAACAGAACTTTACGTTGAACATAATACGGCAGGTAAAACATTTGAAGACTTTGAGCGTGACATGGATCGTGACACATTTATGTCTGCACCAGATGCACTAGCCTATGGATTATGTGACCAGATTGTGGCCAAAAGATAATTAAACCATCACAATAATCTCCTTCTAGTACGAGTAAATATTTCACTTAAGGGAGATTATATTATGGCACATATTCATATAAACTTATTTGTTATCATAGGCTTTATTGGTTGGTTGTTATTCATTGGAAACATTATATTCACATTCAAAGGTCGTTGCGAAGAAGTAAAAATGATCAACGATATCAAGTCAGACATTAAAATTGTTAAGGAAGAGCTACAGAAACTTAAATAGTTCAAGCGGTCTTGGCGTCATTCCCGCTTTACAAACTCTGCCGCCTATGCTATAATTAACATAGGAGAAAACAGCATGTCTAAAAAATTTATATCAACAAAAGAATATTCACATTTAGCCCCAGTGGCATATCGTCAATGGAGGGCCGACAGTCATTGTAATCTTGTCCATGGTTACGCACTATCATTCAAATTTGAATTTGAGTGTGATGACCTTGACGCCCGCAATTGGTGTTTTGATTACGGTGGTTTACGCCCACTCAAGGACTTTTTAGAAGAACACTTTGATCATGTTCTACTATTGGCTCAAGATGATCCGCACTATGATACCATCAAGCAGTTAGGTAAATTAGGTTTGGCAAAAATTACAGAAGTAGAAAAGACTGGATGCGAAGGCATTGCAGATTTTCTATATGAGTATGTGAATACTATCTTCTTGCCAAGTTGCGGTAAGTATGAAGCAGACCGAGTTTGGTGTTCAAAAGTTGAAGTCAGAGAAACTCCATCAAATATGGCCTATCGCCAGGGTCACCGCGAAGACGGCGAGTTTATTTAAGGATTACTTTATGTCGGCAATTTAAGTGGTGCCATCTTTTATAGTTGCCTGCACTTAAATTTCCTGTATTGCAGTGCTCGCAAACATATTTTTTAGCGTTTAGTTTTTCGGCATTTTGTTTGTTTAATTCAATTTGTAATTTTCTGGCACTAGATATTTTGGTTGCGAGCTCCGTTCCTTTTATTTTAACTCCGTACCGAGGGTTCTTTTCACCTTTACTATGCCCTATGTCATTAAAAGTTTTTGATCGTTTAGCAGATGCCGATTTGGATTGCATATTCTTTACAAATCTTTCTGCCATTGACTTCTTAAAAGTTAGATCTGAATCCATATGTAGTCGTCTACTTTCATGACTACATTTCCATGAATCTTGAGAGTATGTATCAGTTGATATTGCCCTATTATCAGTTTTGTTTAGCCAGTCATCTTTTTTAACTGCGCCTACTCTCTTTAGGTATTCGTGCTCAAATATAAGACATTCTTCTTTACTTACAAAAGTTCTGTGAATTACAATAATATCTGGCGGACCAAACTCTTTCCAATGTTGTTTAGTATACTTAGATGATGTTTTATATTTGTGTGTTAAAATATTCTGAGGATTGGCATTCTTGCCATGTTGGCACCCGTAATATTTCATTTTTGTATTTGACCACATTAGAAAATAGGTATACGGAGAATTAGAATAAATATTCATGCTGATAGTTCCTTTACAACTGTTAGAGTTCCTGGGTTTGGGAGAACCGCGAGGAACACTTTTATTGACACAAGACTTTTTTGTGTTATAATTATTTATCTGAATTTAGATTTTTATATGAACAAAATACTAACTAAACAATCAAACATGGCATTTCGTGAAGGTCACAGAGAGTGGGGAGAGGATTT